TTGTGCTCATATTATTAATAATATATAACAAAAAAAATAAATAATGAAATTGGAAATATTTAATTTAAAATTAATAATCCTATAAATATATAGATGCCAGGTGGAATGATGCAATTACTATCGCAAGGCGGTCAAAATATTTTTCTTATAGGAAATCCGTCCATTACATTTTTTAAAACTGTTTATAGAAGACATACAAAGTTTGGTGCAGAATATATAACATTATTTTTTGATCCAGCCCCAACATTTACTCCAACTCAAAATACATCAGCAACTTGTAAAATAAATAGAAATGCAGATTTATTATATGATTGTTATTTAACTTATGAATTACCTGCTATATATACAAATAATGAAATACCATTTGGATGGTGTGATAGTGTTGGAACAAAAATAATTCGTGAAACTTCAATAAGATTTGATGGAACATTAATAGAAAGACAATCTGGAGATTATATGAAAGTATATAATGATTTAATTAGTGATGAAACACAAAAAAAAAAATATAATGAATTAATTGGAAATGTTAATTATTTAAAAAATTCTGGACAACAATTATCTGATAATATAAACGAACAAGACTTAGCAATATTAGCATATAAATTATATATTCCTTTTTCATTTTGGTTTTGTCAAAACAGTGGTTCAGCAATACCTTTAGTAGCATTACAATATAATGAAACATTTATTGATGTTACTTATAATAAATTAAATGATTTAATTAGAATAGGTGATCCATTAGTATCACCACAACAATTATTTGGAGATTATGAAAACAGTGATCAAAATATTAAGATAAGAAATTACTTTTTAGAAAATGGTTTTGATCAGAATAATGTAATTTATTATTTTACACAAAATAATTGGAAAGGAAATTCTAATATATTAGCGAATTATATATATTTGGGAGAAGATGAACAAAAACAGTTTGCTCAAACTTCACATGAATATTTGATTACTCAAACGCAATTTAATTTGTTTCAAGGTTTAAAAAGAGGACCTAATTATTTAGAAACAACATTTAGTAATCCAATTATAGAAATAATTTGGTATTTAACAAAAGATGATTTATATTTAAGTAATGATTGGTATAATTTTACTGGAGTCAAAGATAATAAAACATTACAATATGTATATGAATATTTTAATAAAAAAAATATTTATAAATTGAATGATTTTTTTCTAAAAGATGAATACAGTGGAACTAAAGAATTTTTAGATAAAATAAAAAATGATAATTTAGATACATTAACAAATATTCAGTTACAAACATTTTTTAATGGATATGAAAATATAATGGATACATTTCAACCTGTATTAAATAATAATGATAGACAAGAAGTATTAGATTCAAATTTTTATAGAAATTTAAATCAATGGAAATATCATACAGGAAAAACGGATCAACCTGTATATGTAATGTCATATTCATTAGAACCAGAAAAAGTTCAACCTTCAGGTTCATTAAATTTTTCATTGTTAAATAAACAAGAATTTAGAATTAATATAAGAGATAATTATCCAGTAGATGAAAAATTTGATTGTTATATGTATGCACGAAGTTATAATGTTTTAAGAATAATTGGTGGAATAGGTTCTATTGTTTTTGCGAATTAATTAAATTATTTTTAAAATAAAATCTATCAATATTATATAATATGAGTGAAAGCAACATTGATTTCAGTTTTGAATTTGCAGTATCCATGATTATAACTTTATTAGTAATGACAATGATGATAAAACAAAATCCTGATATGTCAGCAATAGTAATAGTTATAGCAGGTGTAGCAGTATCTTATGTATCATTACAATTAATTAACTTTTTATTCCCAGCAATAAATAAAGTAGCTAGTAATGTATATTCATACTTTATTTATACAATTATGAGTAATTTCAATAATTTGGGGTATTTACATGTATGGCCTCCTATATTTGCTGTATTAATTATATGTGTTGTATTATTATATAATAGAAATTTAGGATAAATTTAAATTATAATAGAAATTTTAATCATTATTTTTTTATATACATAAATTATATAAGATGGAAATAGACTGTGAAGCTCTAATTGACAGATATTTATTAATTAAAAACCCAATATATACATTTAGTTTTCCAATTTCAGTATTAGTTGCTATTATTGTATTTGGTTTAGTTAAAGCATATAAATATTCAAACAATTCATATTTAAATCAAATATTAATTCCATTATCTGCTTTATTAGTTTGTATGGTATTAATAGATTTAGTATCACGAGCAATGATAAGTGAAGAAGAAAGAGAAAAATTAAAGAAATTATGTGCTTCTTATATGAATGATCCTAATAAACTAAAATTAATTAAAAAACAAAAAGCAATTAACATGGCAGATGTTGAAAAATATGATGGAAATATTGATGGTTTTGAAAATATAGATAATGAACAAATACTAGAAGAAGATCAAGTAAATGCTTTTGAAGATAAATCTGATTTATCTAAAGTTCATATTTTTGATAATATTACTACTCAATTTATAGAAAATAAACAAGTTATGAATAATAATAACAATGAATTGGTAGGTTCATTCCCATTAGATAAAATAAAATGTGTAGGAGATACTAAAACTTATAAAGGAAACTTATGCAGTGGTGCAGATGATAAACCAGATGATTTGGTAGCATCAGTACCTGGACCACAATGGTTACCACAAGATGCGGATACAGTACAAAGAAGATTAAAAACTAATAATTATACAAAAAGTAGATGTTAAAATAATCTAAAGAATATTTTTTTATAAGATTTTTATTAAAAAAATTAATAAAAATTAAAGAAAATTTCAAATGAATAAAATAATATATATAGTATAAATAATGGATAACACGTTAATTATAGCATTAATGTTAATATTTTTTTTATTAGTACTATTTAATCAATATTTATATAGGGAAAAATTTAGCAATTATCTATATCCAATTAAAGGTTTGAGTAATGAATGTAAAAAAAATAATTTAAAAGCAGCTTTTATGCCTACATCGTGTGTTATAGATGGAAAATTAAAACCCAATAGAAATTGTAAATGTATTAATAATGATGGAACATGTCAAACATGTTATCCTGAAATAAAAAAAGAAAAAAATAGATCAACAAAATATAATCCACTTGATTTTAATCAAGATAATCAAGAAGAAATTAATAAAAAAATGAATGATTTGTTAATAAATACAGTACAAAGTGAGAATTAAATTTATGTTTGTAAAGTAACATCTAAATATTCTATAATTTTTTCTTTCAATAAAACAGTTATATTTTTTTTTCTTTTATCTTCATCTTTATTAATTTTTTCTATTTTTAATATATTTTCAAGTGATTCATAATCAATTTTATATTTATTCATAAATATAATTAAATCTTTTTTATCTAAATTATCAAACTCTTCATTTATTATACATTCTCTGAAATCATTAAAATAATCAAATAATATTTGACTTTCTAAAATAGTATTATTAATTGTTGTATATTTTTTATTTAAACTATACTTAGCATTACATATTAATTTTTTATTAACAAGCATTTGTGAAGCTTTATTATGAATATTTGTAAATTCAATTGGAATATCAGATGTAGTTTTAAATTTATGTTTATTAATATAAAAATTTGGATAATATACTCCATATAATCTTAAATAATTATCAATATCACACCAATCATTATTTTCATAAATTAAATTATTTGTTTTATCAAATTCAGATAATGATTCTAAATAATTACTATAAACTTCAAATTTATCATTATTTTTTAAATTAGTATTTGATAAAAATGGTAATATATTTTGATAAATTGTATATGGTAAATGATAAGGTTCTAAATAAAATAATAAATCTAGTTTTTCTGTAGTTAATTTTTTATTTAAAAATATTTTAATAGCATCAATCAATTGAATATCATTTTTTGTAGTATCATTTAAAATTTTTATTAATGAATAATTATTTAAATCAACATTTTCATTGGATTTACATAAATAAAAATTTTCAATTGATTGTATAAATTTTCGTATATCGTTTTCACATTCTAAAATTATTTGTTTAAAAATCTTTTGCTTCATATTAGTTTTTATAAATTTATGAATATATTTTAAAAAACTTTTATATTCTTCTTCTTTTATATTTTTTAGATTTAATACATGAGAAAATTTTTTTAATTCATTGATTTTTTTGTCATTATTATCTGTATAAGTACAAATTATAGGATTTTCAATAAAAATAAATTTATTCATATCTACTTTAATTTCTTTTTGTTTTTTAGTTTTACTTTTAGATATTTTTTTATTTTCTTCATCTATTTTCTTTTTATTTTTTTCATACTTAGCATGATCTTTTAAAATTTGAATAAATTCACAAAGACCACCTTTATCGGTATGCTGACATAATGTTTCTATTTCATCCATTATTAAACCAATAGGTCTTTTTCTCTCATAAAACATATCTAAAACATTATTAAATCCTAATGTTTTATGTAAAAAATCACCTATTTTTTTTTGACTGCGTATATCACCTGAATTTAATTCAATAATTTGATATTCAAATTTTTTAAGTAATAAATTCGCAATACATGTTTTACCACATCCTGTATTACCAATGATTAATAAAACTTTTTTAGATCTATCTACATTATTTTTGAAATTATCTAACCATTCAACAGCCGATTTTAGTTGTTCATTATAAAATATTATGTCATCAAAATGTTTAGGATAAACTTTTTTAAATAAGTCCATAATATTTTATTTTAAAAAAAAGATTTTAAATCATATTTTATTAAAAGTTATGTATTATTTTAAGCACCAACTGTTTTTTGAGCAGGGTCAGCTAAATTGCACCATTTATTTACTCCTTGCCATACTCCTTTTACATTTTCAGCAGGACCACATTTATCAATCCAATCACATCTTGAAGGATTTCCATCAACAGCATCTCTAACAAAATCCCATCTTTCTTTATCCGTCATTGATTTTTTACCATCTGTATCGTATAATTCCCATGTTTTATCTTCAGGTATTGGTTTAAATTGAACAGTTTTTCCTTCAGTATTAGAATAACAATAAGAAGGATCATTTACATCAATTCCAAAATCTCTATTTGAACATGTATAAGCATTATTAGTTTTACCAATATTAGATAAATAATCTGGACATCTAATACCACTATTTTGCATATAAGAAGGTGGAGGCATAACTTTTTTATTTGCTGCTTCTTTTGTTCTTTTTTTTAAATATTCAATTAAATAAGTTATAGCATAAGATAATAAAATAATTAAACCAATTATTGCAAAAAAATTGATCAAAAAATTTACTAGTTCCATATAATAATTAATTATATAATTTTTTCTATGAAATTTCTATATAATTTTTTAATTAAAAAGTTGTTGTTACTGATCTTAAATTTTTAGTACCTTTAGAAGATAAATTTACAGGATGCTCTAATGGCACAGGCATATATTCAACTTCTTTTAAATATCCCATATATTGATATACTTCTGGAATTATTTTTTCAACACACCAATTTGTAACTAAATCATTTAAATATTGAATTTGTTTAGTAATTTGATTTGGTAGATTAGGACTGTGTTGAAGATATGTTGATCTCATAATAATTTCTAATTCAACATCAGATTGTTTTCCAATAATATGTTTTTTATCTGTATTTAAATAAACTTGATATCTTATTTTATTTTGAATAATTTCCATATTTGCTTTAGAAAAAAATAATTCATTTAATTGAGTTTTTTCTTGAATACCATATAAAGCTTCGGTTTGAAAATTTTTTTGAGTACTATTATTTTCAATCATTTGTAAATCTTTCAAATTTTGATTTGTAGTAATTACACGACCATTTTGAAATTGACTATTCATTAATTATAATAATGATTTTTTTTTAAATAAATAATTTAATAATTTTTACCTACTAAATCAATTTTATTTGTTTTTGTATTAATATTTGTTTCTTTTAATTTAGAATCACTATAAATAAAACGTAAATCAAAACTATAATTTTCTAAAGTATTTATTACTTTTAAATTTGAATCTAATATTTCAATTTTAATATCTGATATATTTGTTAATATATTTTCATAAGCACTGAATATAATTTTACTTGATAAATTATTATCTATAACATTAATATCTCCCGGTATTGTTGATGTAAATATTTTACAAAAAATCCCATCATAATTTTTTGATTCTATTTTTAATATATTTGAATAACAACTTGCTGATTCACCAATTCCCAAATAACTTACTAAATTTGAATTAGAATAATTTTGATTAATATGTTTTTGTGTTTCACTAAATGCGATTTCATTTTGATTTTGTCGAATTTTTCCTAAATCTAACCCATCAAATAAAATTTTTAAATATACATAATTATTATTTTTTAAATAAAAATTATCATTTACAATTTTTAAACCTAAATCTATATTTTTTGTATTAATCATACTTAATGAATCAATAAATTGTGATATAATATTATTTTGATCTAATGTTGAACCATATACATTTGAATGAATAAAAGAGAATCCACGATTAACAATATTTTTTATATCTCCATTTGTTGAATTAGCGATTGAAAAATTAAAATATTCTAATATACTTGATTTTACTTCATTAACATTTTCTGTTTTATAATTTTCATATCTACCTTCATCTTTACCATAAATCATTCTACATGGAAGAGATCTTCCAATTTTTAATTTCAAAATATTTTCATTAAATATGTATTTTTTACTTAATAAATTACTTAATGTAATATTAAAAATTTCAGTTATATTATTAGTAGAGTTATAGTAACCATAATCAGGTTGTGGTATTGAATTTTGAAATGGAATACCTTTTGATGATGCAGGATTCCATCTTAAAGCAAGACGAATTAATTGAATATTTGAATCTGGAATAGAAATAATATCCGAAAACTTATAATAAGAAAGATTTTTTAATTCACTTTCACTATACTTTTGAACATTTTCAAATGGTGTATCTGTGTAAATTCTTAAGTCATAAAATGTAGTCATCGTAAATTTACTAAAAAAATCAAATAAATCTGGTTTTATTTTGTCTTGTAAATTATCATATGATATAACTAATGGAAAAGGATTAATTTTAAATGGATTATTATAATTATTATCTGGATATAAATCTTTATTAGATGCATTCCCAGAATTATCAAACCATTGATCAGAAATTCCTTGTACTAATGGAACTGTAATATAAATATATTTTGGATCTAAGGTTTCGCTAGCTGGTAAATTACTATAATTAAAAAAAATATCATATTTTTTAAAATAATCAGATGACATTGATTGACCATTATTAAAAAATGTTTGAATACTCATTATATTAATTTCTTCCATTCTATTTACACAAAATATAGAACCTGTTTGTTTATTTATTTCAAATTTCCATAAATGACCAGTTCCTTTTAAGTATGGAAACGAATTATAAGGTTCTTCACATATATTATATATATTATCTGGTTTTTTTTGTAAATATACAGTTTTATCAACTCCATGTAATATTTTTTTTGATTCAGTTTCTATTTCTGTTACTAATTCATCAATTGTATAATTTCCTTCTATAATATTAATTTGATAAGTTAAAAATGTTGATGGATTGTAAGTTAAATTTTGATTAATAATTTGTTCCGTTAAATTATACGCAGAATATTTAACATCTAAATATGAATAAAAACGACCATCAATATATTTAGGAAATGGATAAAAATTATATGATATATCAGTATTTGTATAATAATTACTGAAATATTGCCAGGAAAAATTATTTTTCATTGAATTTACTGATTTTAAAAAATTAGGTATGTTAATATTTGTAATTTCAATTTGTTGAACATTATTAATTGTTTTAGGTAAATCAACTTTGAATTTAGTACTTAGTGGATATAAAATTGGATTTCTTGATGATGCGTCAATATTAATAATTGTATCTCTAATATTTGTATATGTATTTTTACTCAAATCTTTTAATAAAGGATCAAACATAGGATAATTATTTTTATTATTATCAATGGGAAATGGTTGATATAATGATTTTTTTATATTAATAGAATCTGTTTCTTGATTATCATTATTTAAAAATTTTAATGTATTATTTGTATATTCTGAATTTTGATTGCTTTGATAATCTATAAAACGATCAAAATTATCAGTATCTCTATTTATATCTTTATCACTAATAATATTTGTATTTACAAAACTGTTAGTATATAATAAATCTTGAGGATCATTCATATTTAATTAGAGTATAAAATCTTTAATATAATTTATAATATATATATCTAATTTTTTAAAGTTTTTATTATATTTACATACTAAATCAAAAATTGTATTTGTATAATATTTTTTATCAAAATGTAAAGATTTAATAGAATCTAAATTGAATTTTATTTCTGTGTTATGATATAATAAAATATAAATATTAATATTGTTTTTTATAAAAAAAAATGTATCTACTTGTATATTTTTTAATTTTCCAGCATATTTTAAATTATAATTAGTTGTTAAATATACATCTCTATCTAAATAAATATAATTATTTATATTCCAAAATTTGTTATAAATATTATTATATAAAATATACCAAGTGTAATAAAAAATATCAATATAAAATAAATATATTAACATTTTTTTGATAGGTAAAGATATAAATAATATAAAATAAAAAAAAATTATAATTGTTAAATCAACACTCATTAATGCGTATAAATACATTATTATTTCTTAGATGCTTTTTTTTTTTTATCATTTTTATTAATTTCTATTTGAATTTGTTCTTTTAATAAATCATTATATTTTTTTAATTCTTTTTTATAAACTTCTATAAATTTATTTAAATCATCTTTCCATAAATCTTTCGGGTCTTTAGATTCAATATCATTAAATAATGCTAATTTATTCTCATGTTGATTTTTTAATTCATCTATTTTTGTTTTTGTCAATGTTCTAATACGCATATTCAGTAAATAATCATAACTAAATTTTTCATCATTATCATCACTACCAAACTTAGGGAATTTTTTTTCTTCTAACATTTTATTAATTTCATCATCTTCTTTCTTAATAATATCTATTGATCCATCTATAAATCCTTCTATAAATCGAATTTTTGATTCAAAAATATCTAAATCTTTTCTAATCATTTTCAATAAATATTCTTTCCGTTTTACATAGTAAATTAATCTTAATTGATAAAATTCTCGTAATATTTCTTCAGAAGAATCATATTTACAAATAGTTTCTTTATTATTATATAAATGCATATTCGAATAATTTGTATATTTACTACCACTCAACTTGAATGTATTTTCAAATTTATGATTCAATATTAAATCTTTTAGTACTTCCTTTTTAAATTTCAAAATAATTTTTACAACTTTTTCTGTAGAATGATTTGTAAAATCAACCAAACATTGTTTTTGTTTTTCAGTTTCATTACTTTTATCAATTAATAATGATTCTAGAAATTTTTTATAATTTTCTGTAGATACACCAATTGGTAATTCATTAATATAAACAGTTGTATCATCTAGAACTTTATAACATCCATGATTTACATATTGTTGAGCACCTACTTCATTTATTCCCTTAAAATCAATTTTTCCTTGAAAACCTCTATACCAAGGTTTCATCTGTTTTATAGGTTTATCATCCATCATATTAAATAAATTAGCTACTACTTCTTCTGGATTATGACAAGGAACATCTGTACTAAATCCTGTACCAATTCCTACACTACCATTAATTAAAATAACAGGAACTATAGGAATATACCAAATTGGTTCAATTTTCATACCATCATCTTCATTATACTCTAATAGAGGATTGTCCAATGGATTAAAAATATGAAAAGCTAATTCTGATAAATTTGTAAAAATATATCTTGGAGAAGCAGAATCTTTACCATGTTCTAATCTTGTTCCAAACTGTCCTTTCGGTTCAAGTAATTCAATATTATTTGATCCAACAAAATTTTGTGCTAAACCAATAATTGAATCATATAATGACTGCTCGCCATGATGATAAGCACTATTTTCACTAACATATCCTGCTAATTGACTTACCTTCAATTCTTTTTTTAAATTTCTTTTCAAACAACTATATATAATTTTTCGTAAAGACGGTTTCAATCCATCTACAAGTGAAGGAATAGATCTTTTACAATCATAATCTGAAAAATGAATCAATTCTTTATCAATAAATTCATGAAATGAAACATTTTTTTGAGTTTGTTCAATAATATTATTTTTATCATACGATTTTAACCAATATTTTCTTTCTTCAGCTTTTTTTTTATCAAAAGCTAATTCTATTTTTTGTGTTGATTTTAATATATCTGTATCTTCAATTTTATCTTCACCATTAATGTATTTAATATTTTTTTGTTCAATATCAGTAAAATACCCTTTGGCTTCTTCAGATGTACTTGTACCCAATCCTTTATAATATTTTATATTCCATTGTTTTAAATTTTCAATTGTTTCTTTCCAATTTTCAAATTCGGTCATTGTATAAAATTCTTTTACAGTTTTTTGTTTTTTCGCTTTTATAATTGGTGTAGCTAGTGACATCAAAAAACCAGGAATATCAAGTAGTTCAGGCCAGAACCATGAAAATAAATTAATCAATAAACCTTTAATATGACTACCATCTACATCAGCATCTGTTAATATTAATATTTTACCATATCTCAAATCTTTTGTAATTTCAGACATATCTTTTTTATCTTTTTTCTTTTTATCACCAAACTTTAAACCAATAATTTTAGCCAATGAACTAATTTCTTTATTATTTGTAATTTTTTTCATATCTGTATCTCTTACATTTAATAATTTACCTCGAAGTGGAAATACACCATAATGATCTCTACCAATAACACTTAAACCTGCTATTGCTAGAGCTTTTGCTGAATCTCCCTCTGTTAATATCAATGTACATTTCAATGATTCATTACTACCTGCTTTATTAGCATCATCTAATTTTTCAATACCTCTTACATTAGATGTTTTTTTACCACCTATTTTTTGTAATCCAAGATTATCTTTGAAATCATTTAATTTAATTGCTCTATCAATTAAACTAGTTTTTAATACTTTTTCAATAAATTTTTCTGAAAATACACATGTTGAACCAAATTTAGAAGATGGTGTTGTTAAATTATCTTTTATTTGACTGTCAAATGAAGGATTCTCAATAGTTGATTTAATAAATATAAAAATATTATCCTTTAAATGAGTTCCTTTCAATTCTAATTTTTTTCTTTTATATCCTTTCGTACTAATATAATTTTGAATTTTCTTTGTTAAACCGTTGATAACATAATCAACATGTTTCCCACCCTTAATAGTAGATAATCCATTTACAAAAGATACTTGTTCAAATTTGGCATCTGGATTAACAGCCATAATAATTTCCCATCTATCATTTACTTCTTCATATACTTTTTCAATATTATCATCCAAATAGTATGATACATATTTTTCAAATGTCTTACAATCAATTTTCTTATCATTTAAATGAACATTGACATTTTTATTTGTACAAGCTACACAATCAAATACTCTTTTTTTCATAAAATTAATTGTATCATCACTCATTTTATCAATATTAAATCTTTGTAAATCAGGTTCAAATTCAATCAAAGTATAAGGCTTGTCACTACATTTTGAAATTTTTGGATCACTTTTTTTACTCATATTTTTTTCAAATGTTTGTTCATATTTTAATTTTTTCTCATGATCTACAGTTGTTATTTTAAATTTATTAGAAAATATATTTGCCAATTTAGCACCATATCCATTTTTTCCACCAGTGATTTTTTTCTCATCTTTATCATAATTAGATGATGTTAATAGTTGTCCAAAAATTAATTCAGGTATATAAATCTTATGTTCTTGATGTTCTACAATAGGAATACCATTACCATTATTATATACTGAAATAAAGTTTTTTTCCTGGTCAATATTTACCTTAATTTCACTAACTTTATATTTTACATTATCATCTTTTTCAACTCTTACATGTTGATCAATAGCATTAACTAATACTTCATCAAATATTTTATATAATCCTGGAATATATTTAATATTTTTAAATATAATTTTTTCATTATCTTCATCATAAATCCAAGTTTCTAATTCTGTATTTTCAATAGAACCTATATATGTATCTGGAACATCAATAATATGTTCATATTGAGTTTTCTTTTGAAAGATTTCTTCAACGCTTTTTTTCTTTGGAGGCATATTTAATTGATATAATGTATATATTATATTCTTTAAATGGTTTTATGTTCATTTTTTTTTTATTCTTTAAAAAATTAAATATTTTTTAAATTTCTATAAAAAATTATTTATTTGTTATAACAATAATCATCATCATAATCCCAAAATGTATAATCACCTATTTCTATTTTGTGATCACTAGTTACAATACAACAAAATTCACTATCTTTCTTTTTTGTTAGAATAGATTCTGGATGATCTTTCACCATCACATATTTTTGTAAATTTTCATCATAAATATAATGACTTCCTGTTACAAAAATATTTTTACCAGTTTTTTTATTTTTTAATTTATAAAAACATTCATCATTTTCATTTAGAATTTTCATAGTAGCCAATACTTTGGAACCACTTTTTAAAATATCACCTAATTTAAGTTGTTTCATTTTAACCATTTTTCCTGACATTAACTCAACTAATGTATTTTTTCTAAAACAAGGACGAAATGCATTGACGAAATCAATTAATCCATTAATAGGTATTCTTAATAAATTCATAAAAGAAATCAATAAAATTGTAGCTGCTACAGCAGTATTTACTGTATGTTTAAATAAAAACATAATATTTAATAAATTACGATTTAAAACCATAATAATATTTCCTATTTTAGTATATATGGAAAATATAATATCAGCAATTCTAGATAGATCTTTGAATAATTGTTGTTGAACTGTAGCAATAATTCCCCTAAAACGATTTAATGTACCATTAATTTGAGAAATACCTTGATTTAATTTATTTGTGGCTTTAAATTGATCTGTCATACTTGAATTAAATTGACTAGAAAATGAACTTGATTGACATTGATTAGCAGTATCTTTAGCATCACCAGGAGCTGCTCCAATTAATTGAAGAAAGGGGCCAATGGGACTACATTTTAGGTCATTCCAATTAGAATTAATATAATTTTTATTATTTTTAGAAATAACGTTACCCATATAAATATTTAAGATAAAAAACTTAAATATTTTTACATTAGCTTAAATTTCAAAAATAAATTATTTTAAATAATTAATGAAAATAGAAAACATTATGGAAAATAATCAACATAAGATTCTTTTTTTGAAAGCCATTTTATTAGGAATAAAATATGGAAAAATGTCTAATAGTGAATATTATGAAAAAAGTATATTAAATGAAATTCAAAAAACTGTGAATTATGATGAAAAATATACTGATAATTTAGTAAATAAAATAGATACTAAAATAAATAAAGGGAAAATAATAAAGAATATAAATGATTTAGAAAATTTAAGAAATAATCTTATAAAAAATATTAATAATCTAAGTTATAATAATTATAATAATAATTATGTTAAAATTAATTATTTAAGAGTTCAACTTTCTACTATAAATAAAGAATTAGATGAATTAAATAGTAAATTAAATACATTATAAATTGTAAATTGTTGATTTATCATTTACAAATTCAAATAATGTTCTTAGTATATTTCCAGTAGCACCTTCATATCTACTTTCATTTTCATTATAAATCCAATCAATTGACGCAATATCAATATGTATCCAACTTGTATTATTAGGAACAAAATTACTTAAAAATGCTCCAGGCATTACTCCAGATCCAATTCTTCCAGAATCATTTCTTAAATCAGCTATATCTGATTTTGTTTCAGATATATATTCCTCCCATATAGGAATTTCCAATAAATATTCATTATTTTTTTCACATTGAATTAATATTTTTTTTAAGATTTTAGTATTATTTCCCAAAATAGTACCTGCTTTAGTACCTAAAAATGTCATATTAACTCCTGCTAAAGTACCTAAATCTATACATAATTTTGGATGAAATTTTTCTGAATATGCTAGAGAATCAGCTATAATTAATCTTCCTTCAGCATCTGTATTCTTTATTTCAACAGTTTTTTTATTATAAGCTTTTATTATATCTCCTGGTCTGGTAGCACTTGAACTAATCATATTTTCTACTATTGGTAATAATGCTATATAGTATCCATCTAAATTATGAAAAGCAATTAATTTCATTAAAGCATAAATAATGGAACTAGAAGTCATATCATTTTTCATATCTGTAAAATCACCTTTTTTCAAATTATATCCACCACTATCAAACATTACACCTTTACCAATAAATACAATGGGTTGTTCATTTTTTTTAGTATTTTTTTTATAAGTAAGTTGAATTAATTTAGCTTTATTTTTACTTCCTTCATTCACTGCTAATATTAAATTCATACCAATTTTTTTTAATTTTGATTCATTTAATACATTTATTTTAATGGAACTAAAAATATTTTTTTTTATATGTTTTTCATAAACTTCACTATTTAATATATTTGCTGGACTATTACTTAAAAATCTACTTTCATTTTGAATATTACCAATATATATAGAATTTTTGATTATTTTTTCATATTTTTTAGTGTGATAGAATAATATATTTTTTTTTACTTCTTTTTGAGATGTTTTAAAATCTAAAGTTTTATAACTTCCTAAAATAAAAGATATAATTTGATTTTTTAAAATTATTTCATTTTTTTGATCTAAAATTATTTGTATATTGTTTTCATATTTTGATAATTCTTTTCCTAACTTACCAAATGTCTCATATAATGTTTTATGATTACATTTCTTTTTCATAAAGATAAATAAAATTTCATAATCATCAAAATATAATTTTTTAAATAAATCATTTGATTTTAAAAATGATTTAGGTATTGTTTTTACACTAAAATAAGTGTTTAATTGTTTTAATACTTTATCAATATTGTTACAAATAGTAAATACATATAATTGAATTTTTTTTTGTTTTAAATTATTTGTATATTCAATATTCATAAATATTAATTATATAAATATTTTCAGAAAATATATAATTTATTATTAATGAATTACGGTATTCATGTAAATGATCCAAATAATATTATAGAATCAATTCAAAAAGCAATTAAATTAAAATGTTCTAATATTCAAATATTTTTAGGAGATAAAATCAAAACAACTTTAAAATATAAACATTTTTTCAGTAAAGAAGAAATAAGTAATATAAAAAATATTTTAAAAGAAAATAATATAAATTTATATGTTCATGGTTTATTAACATTAAATTTTTGTAATGATCCTAAACATAAAAGATATCAATGGGGACTAGATAATTTAATTTATGATATTAATATGGGTCAAAAATTAGGAGTAAAAGGTATTACAATTCATGCTGGTAGATATATTACAAAAAGATATGAAATTTTACCTAAAGAATGTTATAAAAATTATATAGATTCATTAATTTATGTTTTAGAACATACGAAATCAATTCCTATTTTTATTGAAACACCAGCTACAAAGAAAAATACTATTATTAATTCCATTGAAGAATTTTCAGATTTATATAATTTAATACCTAAAAAATATAAAAAAAGAGTCAAAATATGTATTGATACTTGTCATATCTTTGTATCTGATTATAATATTTCTCATAAAGAAGGAGTAATAGAATATTTTAGTAAATTTGATGAATTAATTGGATTAAAAAATGTTAAATTAATTCATTTAAATGATTCTTTTGGTGATTTAGGAAGCCATTTAAACAGACATGCTCCATTAACTCAAGGTTATATTTTTAAAAATTATCAAGAAAATTTATCAGAAATCATAAAGATATCAAATAAATATAAAATTCCAATGATATTAGAAACAAATTCCGAAACATTTGATAAAAATATAGATATATTAAAAAAAACTAAAATAGGAGGAACTAAAAATAAGAAAGATTTAATATTACAAATATTTCAAGATTTATTAGATTATCACAAAACATTAAACAATTCAAGAGAAAGTGAATATAGAATTGAAAGTTATGAAAGAATTATTAAAGAATTAAAAAAATTAAATAAAATTAGTACAATAAATAATGTTAGTAATTTAGAAATGTTAGGGAAAAAGTCTTTAGATAAAATTAAAATTATTTTAGAAACAAATAAATTACAACAACATGAAAATATTCAAAAAGATTTAAATAAAATTAAAGTATTAAAAAATTTTCAAAAAATTTATGGAGTAGGACCGTCCATGGCTAAGAAATTGTATAAAAATGATGTAAAAAATATAGATAATTTAAAAAAAAAAGTAAAAACACGAGAAATTATTTTGAGTAATTATCAAAAAATAGCATTAAATTATTATAATAATTTAATTCAAAGAATTAAATATGATGAAATAACAAAAATTACAGATCAATTGAAAAAAGATCTTAAAAAAGAAAAAATAAAATGTGAATTAATAAATGGAGGCTCTTATGCTATGAAAAAAAAAAATAGTGGTGATATTGATTATATATTAGTATTTAAAGAAAAAGATTATTCACATAAAGAAATTAAAGAAAAAATAAAAAATCTTTTCATTCAAAATAATTATTATGTAGGAAATTTGTTAAATGGTACTGAAAAAGATATTTATTTGTTAAGAATGAATAAAAAATCAAAAGTTCATCAAGTTGATATTGGATTTGTTGAAGAAAAATATAAGCATTTTTATATTTTGTATTTTAGTTCATCAAGAGATTTTTCAAAAAAAATAAGAATAGAGGCATCAAAGAAAGGTTATAAACTCAATGAAAAAGGACTTTATGATAAAAAAACTGAAAAATTAATAAATTTTCAACCTAAAAGTGAAAAAGATATATTTGATTATCTAGGAATTGAATATGTAAAACCGGAAAATAGAAATAATTAATTACATTAAGTAGTTGTATTATTGAAAAATTGATTAGGATTATAGGATGGTATAGAAAATAAGTTTTCAGTAATATTATTTGTTGAACTTGGCTGCATATAATCATCTTTGAATGAACTAAAATGAATAAGATTTCTTTTAATATATTTTCTTATTTTTATATCTTGTTGTAAAATTTTTTTATATTTTTCAATATCATTAAAATATAAAGAAAAATTAATTAAATAATATTCTTGATCAAGAACTAAATTTAATAAATCATAAACATTTGTAAATTGACCATTACTTAATGTTTTTGTAAGATTATGGAGTTTTATTAAATCATTACTTATTTTTTTTTTTATATTTATAATCGTTTTACTATAATTATAAGGATTATACAGTTCAGTATAATTTAATAATGCATCTTCTAATCTATTTGTATTATTATTTATATTGGTAGTAGTACTATTATTATTTAATACTTGATGTGTATATAAAACATATTTATTTTTTTTATGTTTCAGTTCATTATCAGGATCTTCATAGGTTTTAAAAATATCTTTATATCCCATTATTCCCATGGAGTAATTATATTTTAATATTGTTTTTTGAATTTTACTAAAATCTTTATATAGTTTTAAAAAAATTTTTTTTTCTTTAGGTAATAATGTTTCATTTATTATTTTAATAAATAAACTACTGGTAATTGATTTATATAAATAATTATTTCCTTGATATTCTCTTAAATTTTTAAATATTTCCTTATTTTTTATTAGATATTCATAATCAATAGCTTTTTGAAAACTTAAATTTTTAAAAATTAAATTATTATCTTCGGAAAGGTTTAAATTTAAATTTTTAGTAGGTATTTTTAAAAATTGTTTATTAGATTCAATAATTTGTTTTAAATAATCATATTTTTCTTGATAAATCTTGTAATAAGTATCAATTGTAAAAAATCCTTTAATATTATCAGTGTTATTTATATAAAATTGAGGTATATTATATTCATAATTTTTAAAAAACTTATTTTCAAATGATTTTTTATGAGTTGAATTAGAAGCATCACCAGTTTTATTTATTTTTAGACGATTTAAAAAACTTGGTGGATTAGGATTTTTATTATTTTTATTACGTTTTTCAAAATTAGTATAAGATAAATCTTTTGTCATCTATATTACTTTAAGTATATATTTTTATATTTTTTTAAAAAATTAATCAATTTAAAAAATTACTACAAAAAATAAATATAATGAGTGAAGACAATAAATCAAATAATGAAAATACTAGTATTCCAAAAAAACGAGGTAGAAAACCAAAAAATGCTGTAGTTCAACAAGAAGAAGTAAATGAAGCTCCAGAAGAGAAGATACCAAAAAAAAGAGGTAGAAAACCAAAAAATAAAGATAATATAGAAGTAGTTGAAAAGATACCTAAAAAAAGAGGTAGAAAACCGAAAGAGAAGGTATATTCTATTAAAGAATTACCTAAAACTTTTTATGAAGAAAATAAGAATGAAACACTCATACTACATCTCCCTATTAATTTACAAGAAAAAGATAAAGAACCTAAACCTTTAGAAAATAATAATAATAATTTTAATATTGAACATGAAGATAAAGAAGAAGAAGAATTATTTAATTTACCTACTCAAGTTAATTTTTTAGAAAATAATCAAGATCATAATCAAGATCATAATCTTAAAAGTGACTTTGCTACTTTAGAAAATAACCAAGAAAATATAAAAAAAACAGAAGATGAACAACCAATTGAAAAAGCTTGGGAAATTGATCAAAAAAATGCTAATAAAGTATTAAAAAAAAATCTTAGAAATATTTTATATGAATTTATGGATAGTAATAAAGAAAAAACATGGCCAGATAAAACAAATATAAGTTGTTGGTGGTGTTGTCATAAATTCGATAATGTTCCATGTAGCCTACCATTTAAATATAAAAAAGATAAATTTTATGTAAAGGGTGTTTTTTGTAGTTTTAATTGTGCAGCATCTTATAATTTTAGTTTAAATGATGAGAATATATATGAAAGATATAGTTTATTAAATTTAATGTATAAGAAATTATATTATAGAAAATTTATTAAAATTAATTTAGCACCTCCTCGTGAATCTTTAAAATTATTTGGAGGTTATTTATCAATTGATGAATTTCGAAGTAATTGTTTAAGTAATGACAAATTATTTAATGTAATTGATCCACCATTAATATCAATTATACCTAAAATTGAGGAATCTATAAATCATAATAAGGATTTTACAAGTAGTTTAAAATTGAATGTAAATGAAAATATATTACAAAAAACGCAAGATACATTAAAATTGAAAAGAAAAAAACCAGTATTTAATCCGAATAATTCATTACAAACTTTTATGGATTTAAAAATAATTTAATTTTTAATTAATTAAAAAAAAAAATATAATTATATTATATAATGACTAGTAAATGGTATGGAGTACATAGCCCATCAAAAATGGATAATTTTGCAGTAGATAGTTACAACTTAACAAAAAAAGGATCTTGGTGTGTAAAACCTAATTCTTTATATACTAATCCTAAAGCTAATTTTGAATATTTCGGAGCTACATGTGGTGATCCTTATACATATTATGGTTTTTGGTATAGAAGATTTCCTCACCAAAACAACTACTTAAACTGCCATTGGTTACCTTATGTTGACCCAGCTTTAAAAAATAAATATGCTTATGTTAATGGATCTCCTCAATGTCAAAACATGAGAAACTTTGGCTGGAATGTAAATGATAATGGTTTCAAATACTACGACAAAAAATTAAATAGTAACAGTCCTTAAGTTAATTTAATTTTTTAGTTATAGAAAATTTAAATTTTTTCATATTATGTATTTTCATATAATGTATGAAAATTATATAAGTATATAAAGAAAAAACTATTTTAGAATAGTATGAAAATACTTTCATGGGATGTTGGTATTATAAATTTGAGTTATTGTATATTAGAATATAATACAGAAGATAAAAATGTATGTATAAACAATTGGGGAATTATTAATTTAATTGATAATCCAGAGATGAAAAAAAATATGAATTTAGTATTTGAAAATATTCCAAAAAAACTGAATGAATATGATTTTTTATTGAATGTAGATGCTGTTGTTATTGAGAATCAACCTTCATTAAAAAATCCAAAAATGAAATCAATTCAAATGATTGTTTATTCTTATTTCTTAATGTATGGAAAAGTATTAAATCAGTCGGAAAATAAAATACAATTTATAGATTTTTGTAATGCATCAAATAAGTTAAAGGTTTATAAAGGACCAAAAATTTCATTGGAAGATTTAAAGAAGAAAAAAAAAAAGATTGATAATAATTCCAGTATAAAAAATTATTTAGAAAAAGAAGAAAAAGAAGAAAAAGAAGAAAAAGAAGAAAAAGAAAAAAAAGAAGAAAATGAAGAAAATGAAAAAGATAATCTTATTGTTCAAGACCAAGACATAGAAATAAAAGATAAAAAGTCTAATAAATTATCATATAGTGATAAAAAAAAAATGGCTGTAGAGCATGTAAAATATTTTTTAAATCAAAATAATGATATAGAAAATTTAAATTTTTTTAATAATCATAAAAAGAAAGATGACTTAGCTGATTCATATTTACAAGGATTATATATAATAAAAACTAAATATGAAAAATAATTATATTCAATATTAATATATAATGAATTACAATTATACAATAATGAATCAAATAAAACAAAATTGTATAGGAAATAATTATAATAGTAATCAAATAAATTCAAATCTTGAAAAGTTTATGAGGACATATTATCATACATTTGATCCAAAACAAACAAAATTTTATATTGTTTGTCACAGTGCTATAATGAAAAAATTAGTAAATGATAAAACACGAAATGTTATAAACAATACAAAAAAAAGTATAAAAAATATTTATGACAATGATAATGTATGGGAATTAACAATAGGTAATTTTCATTTTTTTAGACATGCTTATAGTGTAGCAAATATGCATAAAGATAAAAGTAGTTTTTCTATATCAGGATTAAAACATAAATTACTTAATCAAAATAAAGAAAAAGATGCTAAGTTATCTTTATTTGGAATATTAAGTACATTAAGATTGTCTTCATTAAAAAAAATAAATATAGATAATGATGTTAATATATTAGTATCACCATTAATTAGAACTTGGATGACAGCTTTATGTTTATTTCTACCTAAATTAATTCATAATGAAACAATTAAATTAACTTTACAAGTAGGAAAACATTTAAAAGAAGAAGGATCTACACCAGATAATCAACCTGAAAGTAAAACTATTCAATTAAGAAATATTAAATATTTTTTGTATTTTTTAACTGAAACTTTACCATATGTTTTAGGTAGTTCTAATAATTTTCCTAATTTTAAGAATAAAAACTACGAAATTAGTATTAAATTTTCTGATCAATGTGTAAATGAAATTAAATTTAATACTCGAAATAATAATAGTAATTTAAAAAAATTAATAAATATGAATGTTCCTAAAAATTATGAATCTGTACACAAAAATTTAGGTAATAATTTTAATCAAGCTCGTAAAAAATATTATCAGAATATTAATAATATAGTACAAAATATAATAAAAGAGTATAAGAATAAAACAAATAATGAAAAGAAAATATATATAGATAGTAATATTAAAAATAATAATCTTATAATAGAACACGGAATAAAAAAACCAAAAAAAAATATAAACAAATTTAGTAAATGGTATGAACCATTTTCAATAAAATCTGGTAATAATACAAGTGGTTTAAAATTATCTGCACGATTTTTACCTAGTTTTGGACCTAAAAGAAAAACATTTTATAATGCTAAATTACCAAATCAAGAAAATAATGAAAATAATGAAAATATTCAATATGGAGCAAGAAAAAATAAATCAAAAACTAAAGAAAACAAAAAATAAATATAACATTTAATTTATGAAAAATAAAAAATATTTAAACACTTTCAATCTTTACATCTTCATTACTTATCAAATCATTTTGATTAGTAACTAAGTTTATATTTTTATCAGGATCAACATCATTAAATTGAACTCGTGATTTTAAATAAGCACTATAGAATACATTTTTTTTTGTATTGCATATGGAATATACGTCATAAACTTTAAAACTCATAAATAACACGTTTGTTAATAAAACAGTAATTGTTTTAGAATCATAATATTTATTGGATATTACTATAGTACTTAAAACTGCGTTTATTAAATATACAAAACTTCCAGTTAAACCAATATAATAATAATAAGAATCTAAGTTCCATATTTTCTGAATTTTAGATGTTTCTATTTTTTCTAATTCTTTTCCCACACTTTCATTATCTACGGGTTTTGTACGATTTACTTCTAAATAATGAATTAATTTATGCTCTCTTTTCACTTCAACCCCATATAAAAATAAAAACAAAAACATAGTAAAAGCATTTAATCCAAAAATTCCTTTACTAAACGCAGAATTATTATTTAGATGTTCTCCCATACTACATAAATCATCGCCACATTTTTGAGGAACAAATACTAATAAAAAAGCTCCCATTATAACTCGATATACTTCAAGAACTAATGTAAGTGCTACATTTAATTTTTGTTTGTTATCCTGAGAAGATAAAAAACTTTCAGATTTACTTTCAGACATTTTATATACATTATATTAGATTTATTTTTTTCTTAAATTTTAATTTTATAATATAATTCATTATCTTGACTGGGTTCAAGCTTAAATAATTTACCTTTTTTATAATTAATTTTTTGGTCAGATGTCAGAAATTTTGAGTGAAGATCTTTATTTTTTTTTACTATACAATCTTTTAATGCTCTAATTTGATTTGCTTTTTTTAAATGTTCCCAATCTTTTCTAAATGCCCACCAAATTCTATCAATTTTTTTAGGTGCTGGTATTGGTGCTGGTATTGGTGCTGGTGTTGGTTTTGGTACTTGCGTATTATTAACTGTACTTGTTTCGATTTGAGGATTAAAATTTGTTTGAGAAGATTCTTCTTCACAACTAATTTTAAAATCAAGATTATTATTCTCACTCATTTGAGTAATTTCTTTTTTAACATTATTCACTAAATTTACATCATTTTTATTAATATTTGACATTAAATATTCATGAAATAAATCATTTTCTTGAAATAAATTATCTTCAGAGATTATTTTATTAAATTTTTGATTATTTTTTAAACTTTCAATATTTTTATGAAAAGATTCATTTTGAATTGATTTATTTGAATTATTATATTCATTTAAATTTTTATCTTTTGAATCTAATTTAGGAATATTAATTATAGAATCTTTATTTGTTTCTGAATTTTGTTCATTTGAATTAATTTTATTTTTTATTATATCAAATATAGTATGTGGTTTAGATTGTTCAGTTGTTTCATTTGAATGATCAACATCATCTAATTCAGTTTTTTCATTTGAATGATTAACATCATCTGAATTATTATTATTTAACTTTATAATATTATTTTTATCAGTTAAATCAATATATTCAAGTTTATCTAAATTATTTAAATCAATATTAGATTTAATATTTAAATATAATTTGTTATCAAAATAATATCTTGATTTTAATTCTCTATCATATGGATTTGTTTGTTCAAGACCTAATAAAAATTCTTGTTTATGCATTTTATATAATTCTATATCAAATACACTATCATATTTATCCAATACATTAAAATAATCTAATGTAGCACATGTTCTTAAACATTTATAACATTTAGAACAATTTATTTTATCTTTTATTGTTTCATAATATGTAGGATGAACACATACATCTAAATATTTATAAGATAATGGATTTTTAGATATAATAGCTGTTTTTCTTAAACGACTATATTGAGCACCATGAATTTGTAAATCAATATTTTCAGTAGATAATAGTGGTATAAGTACAGGCTCACAGGAAGTAATAGAACCACTATCAGGAACTATTTTTGAATTACTATATGAAAATGAAGAAGCATAATAATACCTTTTAAATAATTTTTGAAAAAATAAAGGTACTGATAAATTTCTTAATGTATGAAAATATTGGTGTTCTAAATTATTTATTTTTATAAAATTAGTATTAACTTGTAAAAAATCTAATTGTACTTCTTCAGCATACTTTTCTATATGAATTAATCTATTTTTATAAACAGTTTTATTATTTGTAGCACCAGCATAAAAATTTGTTAAATGAGTTAATTTTAATGAAGGTCTTACATTTTTAAAAAAATAATCTTCAATACAACATAAACTATCTACACCACAACTTAAACCACACCCTACTGCATTATTATTATCATATAAATCTTCAGTAAATCCTTTAACATCAATTTTAATTATTTCAAATGTTGGATGAACAACTTTTATAATTGGCATTACATGATTTACTAAATTATAATACAATTTATATGATATAAAACCATTAATTGATATATTTTCTTTTTTTTTCATTGCTACAACTAATACTAATACTAAAAAACCGTCATATGTTTCTTGAACTCCATCAATATATTTTTCATCACATTCAATTAAAATTTTATTTACTTTATTAATAACACATTCAACTCGAGTTTTATTATTAACAATATATTTTCTAAATTTATCAATATACATTAATAATACAAATATATTATTAATTCATATTTAAACAAAAAAATTTTAAATATTTCTTTAAATATTTAAACTAATACCACCTTTTTTATTTTTTCTAGCTTTTCTAGATGATGATGTCATATTTATTGATTCTTCACTACTAACACTAGCATTATCATCATTTAATTCTCCAATTAAATCATCTATTCCTTTTGGACCACTCATTGTAGGTTGAGAATAATTCATAGATGATACTTTATTATTTATACCAGATTTCATCATATTTCCTATGGAATCTCCAGCACCAAAACGATCATCTATATTTTGATTCATATTCTTAGCAGCTGCTTCACTTATATTTTTCATAATATCAGGATTTTGCTTTAATATATCTTTTAAATCAGGTGTAGCACTCTTAAATAAACTATTTGTTAAATGAAACATAAACCCACTTCCAGCAACCATAGAAATTAATTTTAATTCTGGTGCCATTTTAACACTTTCTCCATATTTTTCATGAAGTTCTTCAAATACTTCATCATAATCACTAACATTTTCCATCATATTTTCAGACCAACCATCTAATTTTAAATCTAAAGGATCAAACCGATTGTTTAAAAATTCAATACCACTTGTAAATGCCATTAAAATTTTTCTACTAAATTTAATAGATTTCTCAACATCTCTTTGTTTTTTTAATCTATCATGTTCATAACTTAAATCTTCATATGAAGATGCCATAGAATATTTTTTAGAAGGAGGATATCCTTGTTTTTGTAATCTATCTAAGTTAAATAATAATTTTTGTTTTTCTTGTTGAATTTCTTCATAACTCATTTTTTTTTCAACAGGTGCTTCACTTTCATCATCATCATATTCTTCATTACTATTTCCTTCTTCATATTCATTTTCATCATCATCATCTTCATTTTCATCAAAATTATCACTACTATTTGAAAATATTTCTTCATTTTCATCATTATCATCAAAATTAATATTTGAATTACCACTTCCATTCGATATTTCATCATTTTCTAATGATTCATCATCACTGTTTTCAGCAGAAGACAATCCACTTTTTTTTTGATTTGCCATCATAGAAAAAGTATCACCAGGTACTTTTTTATTAAAAGATGGTTTAATTTTAATTTTAGTGCCTTCTGGAATATGAATTTTACTATTATTTCCTAACATTGGCTTTATATTATTTATAGAGTCTCTTTTTAAATCAACATTTTGTTTTTCTATAGAAATATTATTATTTCCTAAAGGAATACTATTCATTTCTCTTTCTGAAAAATCATTTTCTTTATGAATATTAAATTTTGGTAAAAAATCGGTCATAATTAAAAAATACTATTATATTTTTTTAAAAAATATAACGCAAGTCAGTTATATTTTTTTTAATAATAAAAAAAAAAATATATATAAATAACGACTATAAGTTTTATAAAATATTTCTAAAGTGATTAAGTATATTTAGATTATAAAAATTATTACTTTTTTTTTTTAATAATGCAAAACATACTTTCCTCATTTATTAGAAATTTTATTATTATAAAATAAAATAAAGTTAATAATATTGAAATTTTTACATCACGAGTAGCCATAAAAAATATAGAAAATAATATTAAATATCGTAATATAGCGTATTCTTGAAATAAAACATCAATATTATTTGGTAAATCTAATGCTAAGTATTTTCCACCAATATTTGATAATAACATAATAGAACCATTAAATAATGGATTATGAGATATATTAATTAATAAATTATCCATTATATATTAATTATAAAAAAAATAAAATTTATTTAAAATTAATAGCATTATTTAAATGATTTTTAATTTCTTGTACTTGTGTTTTAAAAGGTTCTTTTAAATTAAAATTTTCATTATTATCATTCATTTCATTATTATTTTCATTATTATCATTTTTATTATTTTCTTCTTGAATTATTGTTTCTTCAAAAGGTTTAAAATCAAAATTTTCTAAATTTGTAGATGTATTTAATATTTGATTATTATTTGAATTACTAAAATTTTCTAAATCTGGTAAATAATCTTTTAAATATTTATTTTCTTTTAAATATTTCATATAAAACTGCTTATTTAATAATAGAATAACTAGTAAAAATATAATAATAATTGATAAAGGAATTTCAATATACACAAAATAAATTAAAATTAATAAAATTAAATAATTCATTTTTGATTTTTTTAAATAAATATTAAAATTTTCATCATTTGATATAACTAAAAATAAACATAAAATTACAAATAATAAAAAAATATTTTTTAAAATATCTATATCCATAAAATATTATTATATAAAAAATTTTAAATTAATCTATATTTTTTTTCAAATTAAAATATCTAATATAATATTAGAGACTAAAATGTCTAAAATATCTTATTGTTCTATTGAAGAGGCATGGGGATCAAGTATAAATAAAAATCCAGAAGAAAAATCTAAAAATCAAGATAATATTAATAAACATGATAAAGATTATGAAGAAATAACTTCATCTAAAAATCCAAATGATTATGAATTATTAAAAAAAGATAATGAAGATATGAAAAAAATATTAAATACAATGAATTTAATAGAAAGAAATAAAACACCTGAAAATAATATTAATGAAGATTACAATAAATATAGATTTAATCCAATAAATAAAGTAAATAGTTTATATTCATCTAAAAATGACGATTACAAACCTTTTCAAGAAGAATTAAATCAAAAATCATTACAAGATAAATTTATTGAATTAGAAAATGAATTTCGAAAATATAAAATGTTTATGAATTCTAGAAATTCTTTATCTGAAGAAGAATCTATAGAAAGTTTTGGAAATTTAACTGATTTTCATAAAAATGATAAAACTGATATTCAAGATTTAATAGTATTAATTGTTTTAGGATTAATTGTTATTTTTATTATGGATAATATTTTTAAATTAGGTAAATATTTAGGTAGTAAAAAATAATTAAAATTTCTTTCTAGGAATAAAATTTTTAAAACTATTTCCTTCAGTAGGCTTATATTTTAAATGTAAATTAGATAAAGAATCTTTCTTATCTTCAATTGCTTTAAATGTCTTTTTAGGAATATTCCATGTAATATAAATAATGTAATTATCAACATATCTACATAAAAATCCTTTTTCTTTTAAAATATTTAATAAATATAATACACATTCTGTCATATTAAATAATGGAAATCCTGGTATATATTCAGGAATTTTATAAAAACAATATGTTTCTTCATTGGTTGAAGTTTCTTTAATTTTTTCAAAACATTTTCTAGAAATGTAAAAATATATTTTATTTCTATTTTTTTCTTTTTCTTTAGCTTTCTTTTGTAAATCATTTACAGTAAATAATGGATATTCATCATTATTTTTATAATTTCCATAATAATCATAGTTATTCATAATAAGAATATATAAAAAAATATTCAGTATAGAATTTATGAAAGTTAATTTCAATGAATTAATAATTGGATCTGGAGGACTTAGTGGTATAACCTATTTAGGTTCATTGAAAATAATAGACAAATATTATCCAATAAAAAATTTTGAATATTTAACTGGTTGCTCGGCAGGAGCTATTATATGTACATTTATAAATATTGGTTATAATATAAATGAAATTGAAAATCTTTTATTAGAATTAAATTTTTCTGAATTTATAGAATTAAAAATTTCAAATCTTATAAATATTGGTGGTTTTGTTGATACAACAAAAATTAAAAATTTATTTAAATCAATATTTATAACAAAAAATTATAATATTTATATCAATTTTATTGATTTATATAATGAAACAAAGAAATGCCTAACTATAAATAGTGTGAATCAAACTTTAGATAAAGTAGAATATTTTAATTATATTAATACGCCAAATATGAGTATAATTGAAGCATTATTAATGAGCATGAATGTACCATTAATATGTGGTCCCATTAAATATAATAATAATATATATTTTGATGGTGCTTTATTAGACCCATATCCATATAATTATCATAAAGATACTATAAAATTAGGAATAATTGTATTTTCAGATTATTTAAAATCTCATATTTTGGATAAAGATAATCATACAATATTTAAAAGTAATGATGAAACTAATTTTGAAATATTTATTAATAATATTTTTTTAATTTATAATAATTATTTAAAATTTTTCTATAAAAAGAAAATCAAAAATACAATATACATAACGTGTAAATCTCAATATAATATTGAGATGAGCATAGATGAAAAAAAGAAGTTATTTGAAATAGGATATCATAAAGCTGAATTATTTATGAAAAGAAGATTTCGTAGATTAAATAGATTATATTTATTAAAAAAATATTTTTATTTATGTAAATTTATTTTAAGTTCTCATTAATCTTTCTAAAAAAGATTTAAAACCTTCTAAATTTCTTTCACCATCAAAGTTTTCATAATTTGATTTATTTGCTAGACCTTCTGGGTATAATCGCATAGTAGGAAATCCTTTTACATCACATTCTTTAATTAAATCAGGTTGTTCATCAGAATCAACAACTATAATTTCTACACCTGGAATATTTTCATTTTGTAATTTTTTAACTTCTGGCATTGCTCTTTGACAGTGACCACACCATTCAGCTTTGAAAATAACAAATTGAGGTGTGCTGCTATTTTTAAAATTTTCTATTGGGTATTCATCTTGAAAAGCTTCAAGATTAATACTTCCTTTTAATGTACCAACATGAGCATTTAATCCTACACCTGCTGAAAAATCAGGCATAAATAATCGTATTACAGATAATACAATTACAACTAAAAATAATATGATAACAACAATTACTAGAGGATTTGACATCATTGAATTAGTGACGTTACTTAATTTTGGCATTTATATAATTTATAAAGATATTTTTTTTATAAAAAATTGAAAAAAAAAATAATGATAAACATATTCGTTTTATTATCAATATGGATATATTCAATTCAAATAATATACTTTTATTAGGGACATTATTCAAAATGGATTCGTTAAATAATAAATTTATGATTTTTTTAGTTTTTTTTTATATAGGTATTAAATACATTTTTGATGCTATTGATAAAATAGCTATTGAAGTATATATTCAAAAACATATGAAAAAATTTATAGATATTTTTATTCCAAATAATACTGTTAGTATTGAACTTGTAACACATAATGTACCCTATACAATAGGATATAGTGATAAAATTACAAAAAAGAAAATTTATAGTTTGGATTTTATAGCATTATTAGATTATGTAAAAAATATTGATATAACTCAAAAAAGAGAAATTTTAACAACTCAATTAAAAGATACTTTATATCATCATAGAAATCAAGAAGATTCTAACAATCGTTATCAATTTATACCTGGCTGTTCATTTTATGATGAAACCTTGATTTCTAAGGAACATAATATATTTTTGAAAATGAATCGTTTTAAAAATAGAGATGATGAAGATGATAGTAAAAAAGATTTAGGAACTGATTTAACAGCAACTATTTATTGTTATTATCAAAATGAAGAAGATAAAATATATAAAATTAAGGTACTTAAAAATTTTTTAGAAGATATTCGAAAAAAATATGAAGAAAAAATGGTTGAAAAAGATAAAAATCAATATATTTTTGTATATGATAAATTAGAAAATATTGATGATGAAATAAAAATTAATTATTCAAGTCATTTGAATCAACATACTAAATCTTTTAAAAATGTTATTATTGAAGACAAAAATAAATTAATTGATTATGTATATAAATTTAAAGCAGAATTAAATGATAAAATTATTTATGAATATGAAAAAATGGGAATTCCATATAAAGCAGGTATTCTATTTTGGGGAGCACCTGGTACAGGAAAAACCAGTACTATTAAAGCTATCCTAAAAGAAACTAAAAGACATGGTATAATTATTAATTTAAGTAATATTGAGTCAAATAAAGAATTAGAAACTGTATTTCGTAATAGACAAATTAATGGTAAAACATACGAAGGAAACCAAATATGTTTTATTCTTGAAGATTGTGATGCTACGAAATTGTCTTCCATAAAGGAGAGAAAAGAATATTTACCCACTGTAATTGATTGTAAAGAAGAAAAAATATCTACAGAATTAAAAACAATATTATCAAATCAAAATAAAGGTTTTGATTTATCATGCTTTCTTAATATATTAGATGGATTGATTGAATTATATGGAGTTATGATTATAGTGACTACAAATCATCCAGAAAAAATTGACGAAGCTTTAATTCGTCCAGGAAGAATTGATTTTAAATATGAATTTAAAAAAACAAATTTAAATATGTTAAAAGAATTAATTTCTTTAAAATTTGATATTGATATTTCTGATCTCAATCAATATCATGTATTGAATAAATTTAAAGAATATAAAATATCTCCTGCTGAAATACAAAGTATTTTATCTCAATATACAAATATTGATGAATTCATTCATTTTATAGTAGAAAAAAGCTTAAAATAATGTAAAATATATTTAATTTATAAATTTGAACAAACTTCCCATATTTTTAATTTATTATAATCTTTTTCGTATAATTTATGATTATTAATAATAGAATCTGAAAATGAAGACCAATCACATCCAACAAAATAATCAGAATCAATCGCTATTAAAAAGTCAATAATACCATATAACTCACGTTGTTTATATTCATTATCTTTAAATATATCAAAATCATGTATAATATCATTTTTGTCAATTAAATTATATTTTTTTTTAATAACTTTATAAAATAAATTATTCTTATTTTCACTTAAAACTAAAGATGTACATATATATTTTTGTGTTTCTATTTTATCGAGTGTTTCAAATTCATTAATATATATTTGTTTATGTACATCATTTATATTTTCAAAAGTATTATGATATTTATCTGCTCCAAAATTAATCGCATCATCTTCCATTCGTAAATGAATACAACAGTAATTATATAATTCATATTTTTCTTTAATTTTATTAGCAATATCAATGAATTTTTTATGAAATTTAATATTTGATCGAATATTATTATAAAAATCTATATATGACTCAGGTATATAACTACTAATAGGATTTTTAATATTTAAAATATTATGATGTAAATTATAATAATTATTTAAATGTAAATAAATATCTTTAATTTTATGAATTGGTTCATTATTATTATTTACCATTACAGGTATATCCTGAATATTTTTATTTTCAGGTAATTCTGTTAAAATAATTGTTTTTAAATTTAAATCTTTTAATATTTTATTTAAATGTTCGATATCAATAATTTGATCAAAATTACAGATAATATCTTCATTTGAATAATCATTTTGAAAACCATGAAAATAAATATTTCTTTCATATAACACTCCTAACATTAAACCAATTGCTATACAATTTAATTGATTACATAATCCTGAACGTGGCTCTAATATAAAAATTTTATTACTCATTATTTTTATATTAAAAAAAAAAATTCTTATTTAACTTTATTTTATTTTAATTTAAATTACTGAATTTTCTTTTAAATATTTTTTAATTCCATTTACTTGTCTATATGACCAATAAACTGATCCTAAATATATAATTATAATATTAGGTAATTGAATTAAAAAATGAATAAAATTAAAATCATTTAACATGTACGTTAATAATACCTTGGGTAATTGAATTAATCTAAATATGAAAAAAAACATTAAATGTATTACCCATGATGAAATTGTAATTGAATAATGATATTTAAATTCTTTTAATAAAAATCCTATATTTAATAAAATATTATTTGATTCTAATAAAAATAAAGTATGTATAGCATACATTCCGTGGTTCATATTTTGTTTAATTAAATATAAATGATGAGTAAGTAAAAATGATGCACATAAATGATGTATAATAAATAAATATTTTCTAAAATACAAACATCTTACTAAGTCAATTAAAAAATAAGATAAACTTAATGACATTGTCATCACCATTAAATCATTATCTTGTACTTTATCTATTAATTTAAAATTAAAATAATTATTATAATCTATTGTAGTTCTATCAAAACATAAAAATGTCAAAAAACTTACTAAAATACAATGAATACTAGAGTATAAAACTTCATTTATTTTATCAAATTTAAACATTGGTAAATTTAAATATTTTTTTTGAAATAATAATGTTGTTAAATCATGTGATGCATGAAATGTAGTATTTATTATATAAAAACTTCCTATAAAATAAGTTAATATACTAAAACCCATAATAATTAACTATAAAATTTATATCTTATAATCATTTAATTTAAATTAAAATATATCTATATTTTATGAATAACATTTTACTTTTTATTTCTGGAGCAATTTTATTATATTCCTATTATCGTTTAGGTAAAAATACACCATATGTTAATAAATTATGGGGAAGAATTGATGGAAATGCTAGAAAATTTTATATAATTTCTATATTTTTAAGTGGAATCCCATTTTTACTAACAGTTTATTATTTACATACAAATCAAAATATTCAAAAAGAAATAAAACAAAACATATATAATGGATTATTATCTATAGTACTATTTTCCATATTTTGGATGCCATTATCAATATTATATTTACTTAAAAAAGAAGATAAATGTATGATACGTCAATTAGTAATATTAACCTTATTATTAGTAGCTTTATCATCATTTTATGTTTTATATCAAATGAATAAAATTAAAGATGATTCATTAATTTATAAATCAAGTTTATATGGTATGTGTTATTTTTTCTTTCATGTATTTGTTTTAGATTTCATTACATGGAGTCTTCATTTTTTTTAGATAAATTATATTAAAGAATTATATACATAAATATATACAATACTATGGATTTAAATAATTTAGATAACAATAATATTATTTTTGATGATAATAATAATTTTAATGTGGATAAAGTACATATAAGAAAAACACAAAGAAATAGACGTCAATGTATTACAACAGTAGAAGGATTAGAAAATGATTTAGATATTAAAAAAATAACAAGAGCATTAAAAAAAATATTTCAATGTAATGGTGCTATTATGAAAGATGATAATAATAATGAAATTATTCAATTATCGGGTGATCAAAGAGAAAGAGTAAAAGAGTTTTTAGTAAATGAAGAAATAAATAAAGAACATGATATAATTATTCATTAAAATAATTCATTAAAATAATTCATTATAAATAATTTTTATATTTTAAATTATACATAAAATTTATATTCTATGATATCTTTTCCATCCATTAATAATTATTAATGTAGTAATTACTAAAATAATTCCAGTATTTGAAAGAATTAAATAATAATAAATTTTTTCAAAAATAATATAAAATATATTTATTATGTACGAGAATATATTATCATACACAATTAAATAATTATTTGTATTAGTTAAAATTTGATATGCATTAGGTAGTAAGTATAGAAAAAAAATAAGAATTCTATACATCATTAAAAAAAGATTCTTCCAAAAATGAAAATACTGAAAAATTCCATATTTAGTAAAAATAAATGTATGAAAAATTGTTATAGCATAACAAATATGATAATGTTTCATTAATTTATTTCTATAAATAATTTTTTCTCTTAATTTAAGTACTCGTGGTTCCCAATATTTCTCAATTTTTTCTTCTAATTCATGATTTTCCTGCATTAATTCCTTGTTATCTTCTAAAGCATTATCAATTTGTGTATCTAATTTTTCGATTTTTTTGTCTTTCTCTTTTAATTTATTATTTACAATTTGTTCATGATTAAATAGTACATCAAAAAGTTCTTTAAGTTCTATATATTTTTTGTTTTTTATGAAATCATCTACTAGTTGAATAATATCTTTATTTTTATATTTTTCAATAATCTTAACATTAGATTCAAGTTTTGAATTTATTTCTTCTTCTTTTTTTTCATTTTCTTTCATTATTTGTCCTAATTTAATTAATTCTTGTTCAGTAGTTAATTTAGATTCATCAATCATTTCTTGTACAGTTTTTTTTTCTACAAAATTAGATAAATCCTTTTGTTTAATTTGGTCATCATTCGTTTTTTCAATATTTTGAAAAATTGGTAAAGATTTTTTAGAAGAAAGTGAAGATGTACTCAATGTACTTGAATTATCTGATTCAGTATCTGAATTACTTTCATCTTTATTAAAGAATTCTCTTCGTTCTAAATCAGACTGAGATTCATCGCAACATTCATCGTTTCCGCAACAATTCGTGTTATCAATTTTTTCACAATCTTTATCAATACAGTAACAATCTGAATCTATTTTATCACTCATATTTAAGAGATCTGCTTTCTATAACCAAATAAATCAATTTTTATTTAATTAATTTATTTTCTATAAAATTTTTAATTTATATAATAATGAGTCATTCAAATAATAATTCAATTATTTTAAAATTTGAAAATGATCAACATGATAAACTACCCAATAATATAATATGTTTGAATGAAGATTTAAATTTATTAGAAAATTTTAATGATTACTTATATTTATCTAATAAAGGTACAATATCTGAAGATGCTGAAATTTTAACTGATCAAGGATGTATTGAATTTAAAGATTTAGATATGAAAAAACATACAATAAATGGACAAAAAATTATTTCTATTTTTATAACAAAATATGAAAATAAAAAATTTATATTATTTAAAAAAAATTGTTTAGGACAGAATATACCAAATAAAGATATTTATCTACACAATAGTCAAGAAATTAATTATGATAATAACTATGTTCTTTCTAAAATATTTTTGGTAAAATATTCGAAAAATGTTGATATAACTGATAATATATCTTTGAATTTATATAATATTTTACTTGAAAATGATTCAGATATTTTTGTTAATAATATATTAATTAAATCACTTTATTCTGAGTTTAAACTATATAAATATCAACAAAAAATAATTAGTTTAGAAAAAAAATGGAATACATTAACTAATAAAGAATTAATTGATTTTTATTACAAATATGGTAGAGATGATAAAAAACATATTTTACATTTTAAATTAACTTATGATAATGCTGATTTTGAATTTTTAAAAAAAACATATCCTCACTTACAAAAAAAGTCTAATCATCTAATATGGAATGATTATGTTAATAATAAAATTAATTCATTTCCTATGATATATATTAATTTAGATGCTTATCAAAAAAGATATGTTGATTTAAAAAATTTTACAAAAATAAAATTATGGGAACATTGGATAAATATAGGTAAAAAAGAAAAAAGAATAATAACTTATATTGATCATATTGATATATTAAATATTGAAGAATATAAAAAAAAATATTCAGATATATCAATGTACTCAGATAAAAATGCTTTTTTACATTGGACAAAACATGGTAAAATGGAAGGAAGAATAATGAATTATAAATTTACTGTAGAAAATGCAGATTTAGAACAATATAAATTAGATTATAATAATAATAAAAAAAAATAAAGCTTATTATTATGAATGTAGAATATTCAAATTGTAAGAGATATATGAAGTATAAAAATAAATTTCGTTTATTAATTACACAAATACCTTCTTATCAAAATAAATATTACATTGACTTAAAAGAAAAATATAACAATAATATTAAATTATTTCATAAATATAATGTTAAATTATTATTTTATAAAAATAAAAATTATAAATTTAAAATAGCTTTAATTGGATATGATGGGAAATTAAAACATATTTATGAAAAACCAAATAAAACAAAAATATTAGAAAATTTAAATTTATTATCATTAAATAATATTGATTTTAAAAAAAATAATAAAGGATTGTCACTTTATGAAGATTATAATCCCAAAACAACTTTAAAAGGTTTAGGTTTTAAAAATGAAAAAATAGCATTAGAAACTATTGAAAAAATTAAAAATAAAAATAAAATTTATCAAAAAAATGTATGCAATACAATGTATTATCGTGCGTTATATCATCCTCATCAAACAAGTGATATGAGAAAAGCAATGAAAATTTTTAAAGATTACTTGAGAAAATTAAATTCATAAAATCGAATATAAAAAAAATATATTGCATAATATTATAATGAATACGCAAAACTATATTAATACATATTTTAAAAGATTTCCAAATAGAAAATATCTAATATTAAAAGGTAATACTTATAATATATTAAATACTTCTGAATTAAATATATCAATTCCTCATAATTTTAAAGATAAACCTGTTTTAAATAAAAAAAATATGAATACAATGTATTTACTAATTAGTCAATCTTCTATGGATTATTATAATATTGAAATGTTATATGAACCATTGACTCTTAATAAAAAAGTTGTTAATAAACCTCAAGTTTTACCTACTTCAACATCAATTAATCCTATAAGTACAACAAGTACAACAAGTATGACTAATAATGATGTAAACATTACTTTAATGCAGCCAACGGAAACATTAATTCCTGAACCATATATGGATCAAGATGAAATTATTGAAAATTTAGAGAATTATTTATCTTTATTAACAGAAGATATAGAAGATACAAATGATACAGAAGATGAAAATTTAAATAAAATAATTGAACAATTAACAAATTTATTAAATCAAGAATCAGAAATAGATACTCAAGAATATGAGTCTATTGTATCATTAATAAACGAAATTATAAAACCACCTTTACCTACTCAAAAACCTACTGAAAAACCAAATAAACCTACTCAAAAACCTACTGAAAAACCTACTGAAAAACCTACTGAAAAACCAGAATATACTATTGATCCAATCATGACTGTGCAAGATAAACCTTCTGAAACTTCAAGTGAAATTATTACTATGAAAAATGATATTGGTTTTGGTATGTGTTCTAGAAATAGTTTGAAATTTTTTATTAATAATCACAAAAATATTAGTAATGAATTATTCTTAAATAAAAATAAATTTAGTTTAATTAAAAATGATGGTGAAAATTTACTTTTAGGACATTTTAGTACAATTAGTTATAAACAATTTGAACTAGATACAAAAATAAATTTAAAAAAAGAAGATAATACGGTATCAATGAATAATTATCAAAAAATAAATTTAGATTTTACATATTATGAAGATTTAAATCCAAAAACATATGGAGCTCATTATTGTTTAGATGAATCTGCTACTAATTGGAAAATTAATAAAGGTCCTGAATATGGAAGTTATGCTTTTTCAGTTCCAGCTTTTTCAAAATGTAGTAAAAAAACACCAGCATCATTTATTTTTAGTCTTACCGAAAATGATTATAATAAAATAAAATCAAATAATACTAAATATATAAATGTTTATACAACAGTAGAATACAAAAACAAAACTTCTAAAAATATACAATTTGTTTTAAATGTTAAATAAATATATTATTTCATTTATGTTCTATTATAAAATAATATAATTTAATTACTTTTACTTAATCTTAAAAATGGTCTAAATTATAATAAACCATTTTTATTAAAAAAATATTAACTTATATTTTATTATAAATTAACTTACTAAAAATAATTAATCACTAATATATTCTTCTTCAGCTAATTCCTTTTCAATTTCTTCTTGTTCTTTTTCATAATCTTCAATTAATTCGTTATTATAATTAATTACATATTTTTCTACTTTATCATATTCTTCACAATTATTTTTTATAAAATCATATACTGTGTATTTTATATCTAATGATACTTTATCCATAAAAGGTAAAAAATTTTTATGAATAAAATCTTTAAATTCAACAGATATATTTGTCATGTTTTTTAAATATTTATATTCAAATTCATCATCAATATCTAAAAAATTTAAAACACTATATGGATCATTTACTTTTTCTACAATTTTTACTTCTTTTTTTATTTTTTCTTGTTTTATATCTTTATTTTTACTTGCTATACTTGCCCAACTCATAATTATTCTTTAATTTCTATTTATTATTATTTCATTTCCTTTAAATTAATTTATATAGTCAAAGTTATTTGGATTATATAATATATTATTTTTACTATTATCATAAACCATATAACAAAAATTATTAAAAACTGTTTGATTATTTTTCATTATGATACCTTTGTTACTAGCAATTGTTAAAAATTCAACAAATATTATATTTAAAATATCTATATAATTATCAACCCAATTTTCGTAATTATTCATTCTTATTAAATAATTAAATATTTCATTATTTTTTTATATTACTTATTTTTAAAGATATTTTTTGAGAACTATTTCTATCACTATATATATAATTCGTCGCCTGAGTTGCTAAGTTCTCATCTTTTAAAAATTGTTTTAATCTTTCAAAAATTAATTTTTTTGTGATTGATTCAGATATTTTTGTTGAAGAACATTTAATTTTATTTTCTTCAAATATTATTTCTTTATCTAAAATATCATTATTTGACATATAATTTACAATATGATCATGTATTTTATCTTTTTTATTTTTTAAATTTTTCATTTTATCTTTATAAATATTTTCTTCTTTATTAAGATAAATATATTCTGATATAAAGGCTTTTAATTGATTTTTATCACTCATATTTTATTTATACTTAATAACTTTATTTTAAATATAAAGAATTTATATTTTTATCTAATTTTAATTATATGAATGATCCATATATTTTAAGAAAAATAAGATATTTCAATGCGTATAATTTTGAAACAAAAGAATTGGAATATTCTAAATATAATTTTAATTTTCAAAAATATAGAGATGAATTTAAATTACAAGATAAAACAGATCTAGAAGTTTTTGATGATTTTATATCAAGAAATGGTTGGAATCATTATATACCTACTAGAGTAAAACAAGAATTTAAACAATATTTCAATCCTATGACAAGTTCAATAAAATTTTATAATGAATTTATAGCAATGTCCATTCATCCAGGTTATACAAATCAATTTAATTTAAGTACATATATACCTTATGAAGTTCTTGTTGAAAATCAATTTACTTTACAATTTTATACTGATTTACAAGTTAGAAGATTACAAGATTATTATTTTACAGGCAATAATGATGAAATATATTCAAAATATAATTTTAATTTTGATTTATTTAGTAAAGATTTTAATGTATATGGAAATAAATTAATTATATTTACGGATTTTATTTCTAGAGTTTTACAAGAATCAGATACTAAAATTGGTACAGAAGGGTATGGAGATCCAAAACTATTTAGAAAATATTTTATTCAAGATCCAACATTACTTGATTATTTAGTAGAATATGGTAATTTTAGTATATTTAAAAATTCAAGAAAAAATTTAGAAAATATAGATTGGTTACATTATGCTAATATAAATAATTTACCACCTGATAATGATGCTGCTTCTAGAGAACATTATATTAGAACTGGTCAATTTGAAAGAATTGAAATTAAATACAAACCTCCTTTTATTAGTGAATATAAAAAATATTTAAAATCTATTTCTATTGTTAGTGGTCAAACAACAGCAGGTTCAAAAACTGGTGCAGGGTTTTTATATAAAAATGCTGAAAGACAAAATGAAATATATTTAATCACTACTAATCATTTATTGTCTAAAGAAAATTTAGAATCTTTCAAAGCATTATTCGAAGTAGAAGATGAAACAAATGAAATTACTTCAACAACAGCAGAGTTTAAAGTTATTGGTAGAGACATTTATAGTGATATTATAGTTGGTATGTATGATCCTAATTTATTTTATAATAAAACTTTCGAAGTAGATTTATCTAGCTATATTCCATTAAATATTGATATTGATTCAGAAGTAAGAGAAGGAGATAAAATTAATCTAATAGGTAGTATTGGTTCATTAGATAATAAAACATTAATTACTGGTAGAATAATGGATCCTAATTATAATGGTAGTTTTGTTAATGGAGCATATAGTATTCCAGAATGTTTATTAATGGATATTAATGTAGCACCAGGATTATCAGGAGCTCCAGTATTTTTAGAAAAAGATTCTAAATTTAGTTTAATTGGTATGGTTGTCGCTACAATAGGAGATAATGGTCAATATACTGTGGCATTAAGTTCATTTACATTAGAAACTATTATTACTAGAATTATAAAAAATTACCAAATTAATAAAGAAATATATAAAAATGATTTAATTAAATTAGGTGTAGTTACTGATAATGGTTTAACTAAAAAATGGCTTGGAATTATTGGATATTATTTTGACCCAATTAATATTAGAACAGGAGATAGTGCTTTAATTAATTTAAAATATAATGGAGGTCTTGTTATTAAAAAATTTATTTTAGGATTTGACTTTGTAAAAAAATCATTTGTTTATGATACTGAATCATTAGTACAAGGAAGTGTTATTCCAATAAGTGGTCCTTTATTAGGTACTAAAATATATCAAAGATTTATTGAATCTAATAAGAATCCTATTGTTATTAAATCAATGACATTTTATGATTCAATTAAAGGACAGTATTATAAATTTAATATGGGTAAATATAGTAATCAATATGGATTTTTTAGATTTAATTACGGATTTATGCCATTAGGTAATTTTCCTATTGATTTACCTGATTATATTACAAAATTAGGATATACATATGGAAAAATTTTATTTGAATATTATTATTACAATGCTAATGTATGGATATTAGAATCTGATTATATTGGAGGGAATTCATTAGATTGGTATGTTAATTATGATTTAGATAATGTTGCCAAATATTATCAACATAAATTTGAATATCCATCTATGTTGATTCCATATACTAAAGCTTTTCCTTTAAATTTATTTTTTAATTTAAATGATGAAATAAAAGCTGAAATGACTGAAACAGGTCAATACTTAGGAGGTGGTCAATACTTAGGAAGCGGTCAATACTTAGGAAGCGGACAACACTTAGGAGGTGGTCAATACTTAGGAGGTGGTCAATTTTTAGGAGGTGGTCAATTTTTAGGAAGCGGACAATTTTTAGGAAGCGGTCAATTTTTAGGATCTACACAGTTATTTTAACTTATTATATAATAAATTTAAGTTTCGTTAAGTTTAGTTAATTTTTTTATTATATTATTATTGATAAATATGAAATTTATTAATAATGGATTAAAAAATATTAAACAAATAAAAAATATAGTAAAAGAAAATCCAATATTTTTTGATAGAAATTTTTATTCAGGCTTGGAATTAGGATTACCATTATCAATTTTTGAATATACTTTTACATATAATCATTTTGGATCAAATATTGTAGGTTTTAAAGATATATGTTTTTTAAGTTTAATTGGTTATGTTACATATGGATGCGATCGTTTTTTAGATAGTATAGAATACTACGATAAAGATAAAAATATACAAGTTGATGATAAAAAGAAAAATTTATATGAGTTTCTTCATGATAATAAATATGATGTATTAAGAGGTTTATTTTTATCATATTTTATTTTGAATATTTATTTTATTAAAAATAATAATATTACAATTTTTTTACCATTTATGTATAGTGCATTATATTATAAACAAATTAAATTAAACATACCTTGTTTTAAGCCATTATTTGTAGCTTGTTTATGGACCACTGCTTCAGTTATCATACCTAGTATTATATATGAAAATAATTATAATATCATTTATGATATATTTAGTTATTCACCTGCTTATTTTTCCTTATTAGGTTTATCTAATTATTTAGATATAAAAGATGTTAAGGAAGATTCATCATACGGATATTTAACTATACCAAATGTTTTAGGATTAAAAAAAGCTAGGATGATAAGTATATTATCTTTAATTTTATCAAGTGTTTTATATATTCAAAATGATTATTTTGGAGAAAGATTATTAGTAGATATGTTTTTTATAATACAAAATTTATCTTTAATTATTCCAATTTTAACAAAAAATAAAGAATAGTTATATTATTTATATAGTGATATTTAAAACATATTCTATAATATTTATTATATTTTTTTTTATTTACTTACAATATATATTATGTCTAATAATCAAGCTATTATAAAATTTAAAGCACCTTCTTTTAGTGCACAATCTACAACTGAACAAACAACATATAATGATCCTTTATTCAATACTCCGCCATTATTTGCATTGACTCAAGTTAGAAAAATTTCTGATTTAATAGATAATGAAAATATATTATCACCTTCACAAAAAGTTGATGCTAATATTTTAGTAAGTGTTCAAGGTTGTGGAAAATTAGTTGATGTTATTCCACCATATTTAATAGCTAATTTTAATATATATTTTGATGATTTTACAAGTATATCTTTTTCTACAGGATTAAGAAATCCATATGCAGTAGCATCCTATAAATATACAGGAACTATTAATGGAATTAGTGATTTTAAAATTGCCGATATTTCATGGTCGTCAAAAGGTGTAAATTCTAAAGATTTAGATGATTGGACAATAATATTAAATAAAAATTAGATTTATTTTTATATTATTTATAAGAATAATAAAAGAAAATATGTATGGAAATATGTATAGAAATATGAAAAATAGTATTGATCCAATATGTATTATATTATATAACAAAAATATCATAAATTTATTTAATGTTATTTAAATTTTTATATGATAAATTTTTTTTATTATATAAAATTATATGAATGAATTATATCCACTTAGAAAAATAAAATATTTTAATTCTTATAATTCTAATACTGGTAAATTAGAATATAGTAAATATAATTTTTTATTTGAAAAATATAAAGTTGATTTTGATTTAAAAACAGATTCTAAATTAGAAATATTTGATCATTTTTTAAATAATCATGGATGGGACTATATGAAACCTACTTATGTTAAACCTGAATTTAGAGATTATTTTGGTCCAATGACAAAAGAAATACAAAATTATAACGATTATATTGCTATGACTATACATCCTGGATATATTAATATATTCAATATAAATTTATATGTACCTGATAATATTTTAGTAGAAAATCAATTTGATTTGGTATATTATGATAATAATGAAATTAGAAGAGTTCAAGATTATTATTTTAATGATCAAAATAATAACATTTATTCTAAATATAATTTTAATTTTGATTTATTTAGTAAAGATTTTAATGTTTTCGGTAATAAATTAATTATATTTACTGATTTTATATCAAGAGTTATTCAAGATTCTGATACAGTAATTGGTACTAATGGTTATGGATATCCTAAATCATTTAAAAAATATTTTATACAGGATCCAACATTAGGAGATTATTTAGTAAGCCATGGTAATTTTAGTACTATACCAAATACAAAAAAAAGTATATATAATATTGATTGGGAAGATTATGCTATAATTACAAATTTACCTGCTAATAATCAAGCTAATTTAGAAGAACATTATATTAGATTTGGTCAATTTATTAAATATCCAGTAAAATTTATTGAAAATAGTCCTAATGAATATGAAACATTTTTTAAATCACTAGCTATTGTAGGTGGTAATCAAATGGGTACATCTAAAACGGGTGTAGGTTTTTTATATAAATATTTAAATAAACCTGATGAAATATATTTAGTTACAAATAGTCATTTATTATCGACTGAAAATCTAGAATCTTTTTTTGGAATATTTGAAATTGTGAATAAATCAAATGAAACAAAATCTGTGACAGCAGAATTTAAAGTAATCGGTAGAGATATTTATACTGATGTTTTAGTAGGCATATTTGATCCAGAATTATTTTATAATAAAACATTTGAAGTTGATTTAAGTGATTATGAACCAATTAATATTAATTTATCTATAAATATTCAAGAAAATATGGATGTAAGTATTATTGGTTCATTAGGTTCTATTGATAATAGAGTTATTTTAAATGGTAAAATTATGGATTCTAAATATAATGGTAGTTTTATTTCTAATTCTTATTCTATACCTGAATGTTTATTTATTGATATAAATATTGATCAAGGATTATCAGGAGCTCCTATTTTAATTAAAGAAAGTAATAAATATAATTTAGTTGGTATGGTTGTTGCTAAATTAGGATCAAATAATAATTTTACTATTGCTTTAAATAATATAAGTTTAATATCAGTAATTAACTCTATTATTGAAAATTATGAAGTGATTAAAATTAATTATCAAAATAACTTATTATCATATAGTATTGTAAGAGAAAAAGGTATTACAAAAAAATGGTTAGGTGTGTATGGTTATTATAATGATCCTATTAATATTCGATCAAATAATAGCTCATTAATTAATTTAAAATATAATGGAGGTTTAGTTATTACTAAATTTATATTAGGTTTTGATTATGTTATGGAAAAATTTATTTATGAAACAGAATCGCTTATAAAAGGAAGTGTTATTCCTATTAATAGTCCTTTATTAGAATCTAAAATGTATTCCAGATATATAGAATCAAATAAAAATCCTATCGTTATTAAATCAATGACATTTTATGATGGAATAAGAGAACAATATTACAAATTTAATATTGGTAAATATAGTAATCAATATGGATTTTTTAGGTACAATTATGGATTTTTATCATTAGGTAATTTTCCTATTGAATTACCTGATTATATTACAAAATTAGCATTTACTTATGGTAAAATATTATTTGAATATTATTATTATAATGCTAATGTATGGGTTTTAGAAGAAGAATATATAGGTGGTAATGATTCAACTTGGTATAATAAATATGAATTAAATAATTTATCTAAATTTATTCAACATAAATATGAATATCCAATGTTTTTATTACCATATACCAAATCATTTGCTAATACATTATTTACTGAACTTAATGATGAAAATAAAATGTTAGGATCTGGTCAAATGTTAGGATCTGGTCAAATGTTAGGAAGTGCTCAAATGTTAGGAAGTGCTCAAATGTTAGGAAGTGCTCAAATGTTAGGAGATGGAAATATATTTTAATAAATAATTTTTATTTTTATTTTTATTTTATTTATATTTTATAAAATTATTATATTAATAATTTTATTGAAATTTATATTTTTTTAATATTTTATTATTAAATATCATGAATATTATATTTAATATTTTTAAAATTATCATTATTTTCCATATTTGATTTTAAATCACTTATTTGATTATAACAAATTTGATTTACTAAATATGCATTTAATTTATGATAAGTATTTAATTCATCAAATGTTTTTTCTTCATTATAATCATTAATTAATTTTCTCATATTTTTTGCCCAATATTCATCTAATAAATCAGTATGACCAAAATTTTTAATTTCAAATGATTTTTTATTTACATTTATTTTTTTTGTAATTGTTTTTTTTACTTTAATCATTTCATCATCATTATCAAAAATTTCTTCATTTTCATCTTTTATAATAAAAATATTATCATTTATATTAATTGTATTTTCATTAATATCAAATAATGGAATAAATGGCATTTGTGGAGGAAAAAATTTCCATTTATAAGAATTTTCCGCTTTAACTAATAAATAATTTTGAATATTTTTTATTTCAATTTCATTTTGTGATTTATCAAAAAATGTATTATATAAATAACTAACTTTATTATTATCTATTATTCTATCATCAACCGGATCAAATAAAATTAAATTATTAATCTCTAATGATTCAGAAATTAATTTTATTGCTTTAGCTCCACCAGATGAATGTCCTCCAATAGTAACATTTGCGTAATTATCTTGCATATAATTTAATATTTTTTTACAATTATGTATGTCATCATTGATAATAAAACAAGAAATACCAGATGAAGAAATATAATTTAAAAAATTATTATATATTTCATTAGGAATTTTTCCACTAAGACCACTAAAAAATAAAAATGAGGGTGTATCTTTATTATTAATTTCTATTGGTTCTATAATTTTCACATTATTTACAGAATTTATATTTTTTGAATATAAATGTATTGGAATATTTTGGAATGAATATACCAACGTAGGTATTATTAAATAAAATAAGAACATTATATTATTATATTTTAATTTTTTTTTAAATTAAATTTCTTTGTTAAAAAGTTTATTTAAAAAAATAGATAATATTTTTTTAAATTTATATATTATATATAAATATAATGAATATTATCAAATTTAAAAATTGCTCTTATGAAAATAAACATTTAGTTGGAGGTAAATGTAGCTCATTAGGTGAATTATATCATCTTTCACAACAATTAAATTTTAATATAGCTGATGGTTTTGCTGTAACAACTTTATTATATGATAAATTTATTGAACAAAATAATTTAAATAATTTAATTGAAGAAACATTAGGTAAAATTAATTATGAAAATATTAAAGAATTAGAAAATGAATCAAAATTATTAATTGAAAAAATTACAAATGGTACTTTTAATGAATCTCAGGAAAATGAAATTAAAAATTCATATCAAGAATTATGTAATATGTATCATAATGAAAAATTAGAAGTAGCTATTCGAAGTAGTGCTATTGCAGAAGATATGCCTAATGCTTCATTTGCTGGACAACAAGACACATATTTAAATATTTTTGGTTTAGAAAATGTCTTATTAAATATAAAAAAATGTTTCGCATCATTATTTAATGTTAGAGCATTATCTTATAGACATAGTCATAATATTCAATTAAATGAAGTAAAAATTAGCGTGGCTATTCAAAAAATGGTTCGTTCTGATATTGGTTCAGCAGGTGTAGCTTTTTCAATTGATCCAGAAAGTGGTTATAATAAAGCCATTGTAATAAATTCATCTTTTGGTTTAGGAGAATTAGTAGTAAGTGGTGGTGTTAAACCTGATGAAATAATTTGTGATAAATCTTCATTAAAAATTGTAAATGCTGATCCAATTATCATGAAAAAAAAAGGTGAAAAAAATGATAAAATTATTTATGATGAAAATGGAGGTACTAGAGAAATTGAAACTAATTTAATTGAAAAATTAAATTTTAGTATAACAAATAATCAATCAATAGACCTAGCAAGAACAGTATTGTTTTTAGAAGAAAAATATTGTGAATTATTTAAAAAAGATTTAGGTGTTGATGTAGAATGGGCTATTGATGGTAATGATCAAAAAATTTATATATTACAAACAAGACCTGAAACAATACATTCTAATACAAATAATTTAGTAATTGAAAAATATATATTAAATGAAAAATCAGAAGTATTAATTACAGGGGTTGCTGTAGGTGAAAAAATTAGTAAAGGTAATATCAAAATTTTAAAAAGTTTAGACGAGTTTGATAAATTTGAAAAAGGAGATATTTTAGTTACTGATATGACTACACCTGATTGGGAACCACTTATGAAAATTTCATCTGGTATTATTACCAATAAAGGAGGAAGAACTTGTCATGCTGCGATTGTAGCTAGAGAAATGGGTTTGAATGCTGTTGTTGGAACTAATAATTGTACTGAAGTATTAAAAGACATTAGTAAAGTTACTATATATTGTGCTGATGGAGAAGAAGGTACTATTTATAATGGTTTATTAGATTTTCATATTGATAAATTTGAAGTAAATAATAAAGAATTACCAGTAAATTTAATGTTAAATGTTGGTAATCCTGAAACAAGTTTTACCAATTCTTTATTACCAAATAAAGGAGTCGGATTAGCAAGATTAGAATTTATTATTAATAATTATATAAAAATTCATCCAAAAGCTTTAATTGATTATCCAAATTTACCAGAAGATATTAAAGATAAAGTTTATAAAAAATTAGGTAATCATGATAATGCTGAATGGTATTTTATTAAAAGATTAGCAAGAGGTATTGCTAAAATAGCAAGTGCTTTTAATCCTCATGATGTAATTGTTCGATTTAGTGATTTTAAATCAAATGAATATAAAAATTTATTAGGAGGAGAAATATATGAACCAGTTGAAGAAAATCCAATGATCGGATGGAGAGGAGCATCTAGATATTATTCAAAAGACTATGAAAAAGCATTTGAATTAGAATGTGAAGCAATTAAATATGTAAGAAATGTAATGAAAATGACTAACGTTATAGTTATGATACCTTTTTGTAGAACACCAGATGAATGTAAAAAAGTATTAGAAACAATGGAAAAATACGGATTAGTTAGAGGACTAAATGGATTAAAAGTTTATTTGATGTGTGAAATACCATCAAATGTAATAGAAGCTGAAGAATTTAGTCCTTATATAGATGGTGTATCAATTGGAGGTAATGATTTACTACAACTTACATTAGGTGTAGATAGAGATAGTGAAAGAATTACATATTTATCAAATCATGAAAATTTAAGTTACAGAAGATTAATATCACAAGCAATTAAAACTTATAAAAAAAATAATATAAAGATTGGATTCTGCGGACAACAACCATCAGATAGCATTGATTTTTGTAAATTCTTAATTGATGAAGGTATAGATTCTATATCTGTCACACCTGATAGTATATTAAATACAATCAATAATTTATCTAGATAAAAATTTAAATATGTTATTATAATATATAATGAAATTAGATTGTGTATTAACAAGTGTAAATGAGCATAACAAATATATAGGATTTGTTCCTATTTTTATTGAAACATGGAAGAAATTATATCCTAATGTTGATGTTAAAATTATTTTAATATTAAATAGTATTCCAGATAATTTGTTAATGTATAAAAATAATATAATATTATTTCAACCTATAGAAAATGTTTTAACAAGTTTTACATCACAAATTATTAGATTATTATATCCATGTATTCTTAATTATAAAAATGGTGTTTTAATAACTGATATGGATATTTTACCAATGAATAAAACATATTATACAAAAAATATAATAAATTATGATAATAATAAATTTATTTATTATCGCGATCATAAATGTAATAATATTAATCAAATAGCAATGTGTTATAACGTAGCAACTCCTAAAATATGGAAAGAAATTTTTAAAATAAACTCTACAAATGATATTATAAATTATATTAAAAATATAAGTGATAATAATGTTATAGAAAATGGACATGGTAAAGCTGGATGGTGTATTGATCAAGTAACTTTATATAATGAAGTAAATAACTGGAATAAGAATACGAATAATTTTATTCGTCTTAATGAAAAACAAACTGGATTTAATCGATTGGATCGAGTAAAACTTATTGAACTTTCTGATGATATAAAAAAAAATATAAGTTCTGGTAAATATAGTGATTATCATTGTAAAAGACCTATGTCTAAATATTTTGATTTAAATTGGGAAATATATAAATTACTTCCAGAATAAACTTTCAATAATTTTTACTTATTGCGTTTAAATTTTATTTATTTTATTATTTCTTTTTATTTATTTAATTTATAGATAAATAAAATAAAATATATGATTATAGTATAATGTCTGATTTTTTTAATTTAACTGATATTAGATTTTTTAATGTGTATGATAAAAATACACAAGAATTAATATATTGTAAATTAAATTTTAATTTTGATCTATATGAAAAAGATTTTAAACTAGAAAATAAATCTAAATTAGAAGTATTTGATGATTTTTTAATAAGAAATGATACTGCTTTTTGGTTAGAACCTGATTATTTAAATAAAGGAGATAAAACACCATCTTATTTAAAACCAACAACTGTAAAATCAGAATTAGTCAAATATTTCACACCTATTACTAATGAAATGATTAATTATAATAAAGCATATGGATTTTCTGTTCATGTTGGTTATATGAATGTTCAAGATCCAGATACTTATAAATCTGCGACTGAATTAGTAAAAGAACAATTTGATGTAATATTTTATAAAGATGACCAAATTAGAAGATTACAAGATTATTATTATTCTGAAAAAGATGCTATGTACACAAAATATAATTTTAATTTTGATTTATTTAGTAATGACTATAATGTATATGGTAATAAATTAGTTATATTTACTGATTTTATATCAAGAGTAATTTATTCATCTGGTACTTTTCCGGGTGTATATGGAAATGGTAATCCAAGAGGATTTAAAAAATATTTTATTCAAAATAATAATTTACTTGATTATTTAAATAAATATTCTGTAACAAGTATTTATAAAAATGTAGCTCAAAAAAATGAACATAATATTGATTATTTAGATTATGCTATGAAAGCTAATTTACCATCAGACATATCAGAAAGAAATGCTAGAGAACATTATATTAGATATGGTCAATTTACACAAACAAAAATAAATTTTGTTTATCCAGAATTAACAGATGCTGAAAAAAATAAAAATTCAATTGCTACAATATATGCTGATGGTACAGGAGCAGGATTTTTGTATAGTAATAATTCTTCGAAAAAAGATGAAATTTATTGTGTAACAGCAGCACATAATTTATCAAAAGGAAATTTAAATACATTTATGGTTTCTTTATCAATTACAGATGGAACAAGAAATAATGTAAGTACAAAAGCTCAATTTAGAGTTTTAGGTAGAGATGTATATACTGATTTATTAGTTGGTATTTTTGATCCTGAATTACCTTATAATAAAACATTTAATATAGATTTAAGTAATTATAGTCCTTTAAGAGTAGATTTAACAGCAAGTTATACTATTGGAGAAACAATTTATGCTATCGGAACTTCTACATCTGTAGATAATGATGCTTTACTTGAAGGTGTAATATCAGATGCTCATTATAGTGGTGATTTTGGTATTCAAGCATCTTTTATTCCTGAATCATTATTATTAGATTTAAGAGCTGTTAAAGGTATATCTGGTGCTCCTATATTTAAAAAAAATGGTAATACTAGACAAGTTGTTGGTTTAGCAGTAGGTATGTATGGTAAATATACAATAGCTCTTAGTGCTTTTATGTTAGATAACTTAGTTACAAATATTATTGCCAGAGCTGCTGGATTTAGAATTATATATAAAGATAATCCAACATTATATACAATTAGTACTAAAAGAGCATTGGTAAAAAGATGGTTAGGTGCTACAACATCATATTATCATAAAATAACTTCTAGTCAATATAATCCATATTTATCAACATTACCTATAAATTCTGGTTTAGTTTTACACGATTTTATTTTAGGTTTTGATTATGTTAATAGACAGTATGTATTTGATGCTGATTCTTTAACAAGAGAAGGTGTAACTAAATTAGATGGACCATTATTAACTTCTAATATGTATAATAGATTTATTGATAGTGGAAAAACACCTATTGTTTTAAAATCTGCTGCTTTTACACAAGGATGGATTGGTCAATTCGCAAAATATGAATTTGGTAAATTTAGTAATCAAGACGCATTTTATAATTTTACTTATGGTTGGTCTGCTATTGGTTCTAAACCAGTTCCCAAAGGAGTAGCTGATAATGGATTAGTAGCTATTATGGGTAGAATTTATTTTGAATATTATTGGTTTAATGGTGAAAGATGGATTTATGAAAAAGAAGAATTAAATGATGATTATGATGAAAAATGGTTTACAGTTTATACTGATTCATTAGGAAATAGATTTTATGATTCTAAATGGAGTTTTCCTAGTATATTATATTCTTATGATATGCCATATGTATTAAGTTTAGGAGTTACAAAAGGAAGTGGTGTTAAACAACCATTAGGTATTGTCACTGATAATCCAAGTGCAAATAGTGGTATGACTGGAACTTGGGGAGGAAGTGGTATACCAGGAAGTTGGGGAAGTGGAGGAATAGCAGGAAGTTGGGGAAGTGGTGGCATACCAGGAAGTTGGGGAAGTGGTGGCATACCAGGAAGTTGGGGAAGTGGTGGCATACCAGGAAGTTGGGGAAGTGATGGAATTTTAGGTGTAACACCACAATTATTATAAACAAATTGGAAACTTTGTGGGACAATGATTGGAATATAATTTAATTCTAAAAATTTTCATTATTTTTTAAAAATATATTTATATATTTTCAAATATATAAAAAGAATAAATTAGTTTTAATTATATAAAACTATATATGTATTTAAACTTAAGGCTACTAATAACCACAATAAATATGGTATTAATAAGTAAGAAGATAATTTATTAATTTTATAAAATAAAATAGATGTGTATAATGTAAAACTAAATATAAGTAATAAGACAATTAATGCCGTTTTAATTAATCTTAATCTAAAAAATATAGTTGTCCAACTTAAATTTAATATAAGTTGTATAAAAAATATTGTCAATGGATAACAATATGGGAAACATTTTTTATCACTATAAACTAAAAAAGCTGAAATAAACATAAATACATATAATATAGGCCATACTATACCAAAAACATAATCTGGAGGATTCCAAGGTGCTACTTTTAATTTTTTATACCATTCATTCATATATATATATTATATTATTTATTTTTTAATTATTATATAATATATTATCAAATCCTACTAAATTTCCATTTGATATGTAATCTATTGATGCTCCACCACCAGTAGAAACATAATAAAAGTTATGATTAAATTTATTTACAAAACAAGCTGTATCCCCTCCACCAATAATAACTTTCTTATTCGATTTAATTAATAATTGAACTAATGTATCTGAACCATATTTATATAAATCATTTTCAACAACACCTAATGTTCCATTCCAAAAAATAATATCATAATCATTAATTATTTCATTTAATTCAATAATTGATTTCATTCCAATATCAAAAAAGTTTTTATCTTCAGGTAAATCTTCTTTTTTATAATAATTACAATTTGATTCTAAATCATTTGATGCTAATCCATCATTCATTAAATAAATTGTTGATTTATTTTTTTTTAAATCTTCAACATAATTTTTATATTTATTATTTTTTAAAATAGAATTTATATTTCCACCTGCTATATATATTCCATTTAATTTAATTGATAATTTTTTTAATAAAGTTAATTTATCATCAATTTTACCTCCTCCAACAATAGCTAATATTTTTTCATTATTAATATTTTCAATAAGTAATTTTAAAGAATTTATTTCTTTATGAACTAAATAACCAAAATATTTATCTCCATAAAATCCACATATACTTAAATGAGAACGATGTAAGCACCCAAAAGCATCATTTATATAAATATTTCCCATTTGATTAAATATTTCAACAATTTTATTTTTTTCATTATTAAATTTTGTTTCTTCACTATGAAATCGTATATTTTCACATAAATATATTTTATGTTTATTTTCATTTAATATATTTAAAGAATTTTCATGAATACCTTCATGTAGAAAACAAATAGATTCACCTAATATATTTTCAATTTGATTAATAAAATGATTCCATGAATAAGTTAAATCATCCTTATTTTTAGGTCTACCTAAATGTGAAATAATTAATAATCTATTTACATTTTGTTTTAAAATATACTGAATCGTTTTTAATGAAGATGTAATTCTAAAATCATCATTTATTTTATATGTATTTTTATCAAATGGTATATTCCAATCAACTCTTAATATTACATTTTTATTTTTAAATGAAGCATTTTCAATAAAATTTTTTTGAATTATACTTGTATTATTTATTTCATTATTCTTTTCTATCATATGTTTTAATAATTTTATTACTTGAGCACAATATGACCATTCATTATCATACCATATCATTAATTTAAATTCATTATTCCCTAAATCTAACGAAGCATTTTTATCAATTATAGAAGGATTTTCAGTTGTATTAAAATCACTACTAACTAAAGATTTATCATTTAATTCTAAGTATGGGCAATTATTAATTTCATTTAATAAATTATCAAATGTTGTATTATTTTCTAATGTAACATTTAAATCAACAATAGATACATTTGAAACAGGTATTCTTAAAGATGTACCTTTAATTTTATTTTCTAATTGTGGTAATAATTTTGTTATTGATTTAGAAGCTCCTGTACTATGAGGAATAATATTATTTAAAATGGATCTTGATGTTCTATTTTTAAAACGATTTGTATCTATTGTGTTTTGTGATGCCGTTGTAGCGTGTATTGTAGTAAAATTAGCTTTTTTAACTGTAAAATGATTATCTAAAAATTTTAAAACAGGAGATATACAGTTTGTTGTACAAGAAGCATTACTAACAATTTTTTCACCATTATATTTTTCATGATTAACATTAAAAACAAATTGTGGTGAATTATCTTTTGGAGGAGCACACATTATAACATAATCTACATTATGTTGATGACATTTATCTTGATTTAAATATACACCAGTACTATCTATAACGTATTCAATATCCAATGATCTCCAATTTAATTTTGAAGCATCTCTATTATTTAATATATGAATAATGTGATTATTAATTTTAATAACATTTTTATCAATAATTTCGATTGATAAATTATTATAATAAGAATGAGTACTATCATTCTTTAAATATGTTTCCATATTTTCAATATCAAAATCAGGAATATTTAATGCTTTTATTTGAATATTTTTACTGTCTAATAATTGAAGTAAAATTGATTTTCCAATACGTCCTAAACCATTAATTCCAATATTTATCATTATACATTTTATATATATATAAAAATTTTAAATCGAAAAAATTAAATATACTCTTCATTATTTAATCTGAAAAAATTTTTCCTAATAATTCTACATTTTTCTTATAAGTGGGTAAAAATTCAATAAAAATAAAAGTTAAAGCAATATGAACACTAAAGTCTAATGTGGTATGTTCTTTAAAAGCAGGATTTATTAAACTTGGAATAGAAGGAAATAATAATGCTATTTTTCGAATATAAAATAATAATATAATTATTAAAAATGTATCTCTTAATACAATAAAAAATAATTTAATTTTTTTTGACTTAGCATCATTAACAATTTTATTACTAATTAAATCAAACATTGAATTGAATTTAATATTTAATTCACTATTTATATTAAAATTTGTAAAATAATATTTATTTAATAATTTTATTGTAATAACTAATAATACTAAAAATATAAATGTAAATTGGAATATTTCAAAAATTTTACAAATTCGAATAGAATCTAAAGTAATTAATTTATTAAATCGATCTTCAAAACTATACATATAATTAAATATTAGATAAAAATGTTTGTTTATAACTTAAAAAAAATATATTAGTATAATAAAATGTTATTTACAAAATATGTGTATAAATTATTTATTAGTGGTTTTCCATGGATAGCACATAATCCATTTACAAATAATCAATTTCATGCTTCATTCAATGTACATCCTCAAAGTACATATATTAATTATAAATTAAATGATAATCAATATAATAAAATTCGTAAATTTATTAATTCTTTTGATAATAATTTAAAATTATCAACGATTAGCATTGATGATAATACTAAAGATAAATTTTTAAGTATAAATATTTATAACTGTTCAAGTCCGTTATTTTCAATATTTGACAAGAAAGATATTACAAGATGTGAAATAAATACTTATGTTGTTGATAAAAAAACTGAAAAAAAAGGTACGTTAATTATGGATTATGATTCAAATTTTTTATCAATGGATCCAGTAAATATATTTAAAATGCCAGGTGTTCCATTATTTGAAAAAGAGGGAAATAATATAATTTGTGAAGCAGAAAGTGATTATTTTAAATTTAATATGAAATATGGTATTAAAAAAAATGATAGAAATTATGTTGTTAATAATGAATTACATGAATTTAGTGATAATATATATTATAATAATGGTATTTTTGACAAACTGTATTATGATACTTCATTGACATTAGCTAAATTAAAAATACCATATAAGATTAAAAATTTAGAATTTACTTTTTGTGATATTTTATTTGATGAACCATATAGTATTTTTTATTTTAAAGACGAAATAAGATTTTCTGGATGCATGTGGGATAATATATTAACGAATTAATTTAAAATTAATATATCATTCTAATATAATGAACTTACTTTTACCTTTGTTATTTCTTTTTTTTAATATAAGTGAAAGTTATATTTTCACTAATTTTTTAAATAACCCAATATTAAAAAAAATAACTCCAAAAGAATTTAATATTAATCATTATAATGATTTTTTACAAAAACATATTAAAAATGAAGCAATTATGGATAAAATTCATGATATTAATATGAATATATTTAAAAAAGTAACTATTTTATTACCAGATTTCCATAAATCAGGTGATAAAGTTTTAGAAATGAATCAAAATATAATTCACACTATTTTAGAATCAAATATTGATTGTGAATTAAAAAAAAAAATAATCGCATCAGTTTTAGATTTAACATTAGTATTTGATCATGCTGCTTCTCATTTCCTTCATATTTATCAAGATTTTGTTCATCATATTATGTAAATATTTAGATAATTTCTGCCATATCAACATGTGAAAGTATCATACGACGACAACAGTATTTATGTATTTTTAATTCATCTAAAATTTTTCCTTCAATACTTTTATTACTTAAATCATTAATATCAATAAATCTTTTTTTTTTATTTTGTATTACATCTTCTTTTAAATAAGCTTCCTGCACTTTATTATGATATGCAGTCCATTTATTTGCGACAATTTGATTACATGTAAAACATCGAATAGGAATAATCATATCTATATCTTATTATATTGGATTCCTTTTATATAGGAAATATTTCAATTTCTTTTTTTATTTTAAAAAGCGTTTATTTTTTTTCATTTTAATCTATTTCTAAAATATAATGGATACTAAAGCTATACTACATACAAAAGTAAAATTAAATGAATTAGCAGCACAACACAATCGTCTAACAACTTTATGTGGATTTTTATTAAATGAAGTAAATGGATTAAAAAAAGAATTAGGACAATTAAAAAATGGTGAAACACCTGTATCAACTAATTCAACAAAAACAATAAATATGCCTTCTAATATTCAACAAGGTAATACAAATTTTTCTGAATTAAAAGCTGAAGAAATATTAAAACAATTATCAATTAATAACACAGACATGTAAAATATTAATAAAAAAAATAAAATATAAATATATAATGAAATTATTTTATTCTATATTTTTGTTTTTTTTCATTCAAGAAAATTTAGTAGAAACATTTTTTTTTAAAAATAGACCTTTTAAAAAAATAAATACAGCTTTATATGAAAAAAAAATAGATGATATTTATCTAGATTATTTAAAAAAATATAAAAAAGAAGATAATATAGAAAAAAAATTTATGGGATTTTTTGGAAATCAAATATCTATAAATGAAGATAATTTTGAAATATTTAAAAAAAATTATCAAAAAATAAATGAAATTAATGATGAATTATCAAATAATAAAAATTCTTTTCAATTAGGATTTAATGAAGATTTTGATAATATTCCATATGATGAAAATAGTAATTTTTTAATGAATAAAATTATACCAAGTAATTATACGTTAGAAAATAAATACGAAAAATATTTAAAACAACCATTTATTTATATAAAAAATTTTTTTTCTTTAAAAAAAGAATTTAATTGGAATCATACTGAATATTTATCGGAAGTAAAAAATCAAGGAAGCTGTGGTTCCTGTTGGGCATTTGCTACAACAAATGCTTTAGAATCATTTATGCGTTCTCAAAATTATAATGTTACTCGATTATCAGAACAAGAATTAGTTGATTGTTCAAGACAAAATTATGGATGTAATGGTGGGTTTATGCATAAAGCATTTGACTTTATAATAGAAAATAAAGGATTGGTTTCTAATGAAGATTATCCATACCAAGCATTAACAAATAAATGTTTAGTTTGTAATTGTAAAAATAATACACATATTATTGATGATTATAATAAAAATATTCATTGTTGTAATGATGAAATATGTGATTGTGATAGATGTGTTCAAGAATTTAATGTTTCCGAAATAATACATTTAAACAAAGTAAATGGATCACAACTTCAACAATATGAATTTACAATTCCAAAATCAATTATTGATAGAATTATTTCATTACAAATATCACCTATTACAATAGCTGTTGATGCTAGTTCTATTTATTTTCGTTATTATAAAGAAGGTGTAATAGACATAAAAACTAATACAACGCAGCAATTAAATCATGCTGTTTTATTAGTAGGTTATGGTTTTGATGAAAAAGGATTATATTGGATAATACAAAATTCATGGGGAAAAAATTGGGGTGATAATGGATTTTGTAAAATAAGAGTAGAAGATGGAGATGGAATCTTATTAAGTAATATTTATGGAGTTTATCCTTCAAAAATTTAATATACTAAATCTTTTATAAATAATTCATATTAATTTAATAAAAACATATAAATTTTATTTATGTTTTTTATTTATGTTTTTTATTTATGTTTTTTTATTTACATTGTAAAATATATTCATTTTTTTTAGAGAAGCTAAGCATATTTCAAAAGTTGGTTCTTTTACATATTCTAATGCGAACTCATAATTATTTATAGCAGCTAAACAAATATCAGATGATTGTTCATTAACATATTCTAATGCTTCCCCATTTTCTTTAACAGCTTCTAAACAAATTCTATGCGATTGTTCATTAACATGTTCTAATGCTAATCCATTTTGTTTTACTGCTTCTAAACAAATTTCTGATGTTTGTTCATTTACATATTCTAAATTTTCTCCTTCTTGTTTTACTGCAATGAGACACATTTCATGAGTTTGTTCATTTACATAATCTAAAGCTTCTCCATTTTGTTTTACTGCTTCCATACAAATTTGAAATGTCTGTTTTTTTACATATTCTAAAGCTAATCCATTTTGTTTTACTGCCTCCATACAAATTTTAAATGTTTGTTTTTTCACATATTCTAAAGCTTCTCCACTTTGTTTCACTGCTTCCATACAAATTTCAAATGTCTGTTTTTTTACATATTCTAAAGATTCTCCATTTTGTTTTACTGCTGTCAAACAAATTTCAAGTGTTTGATCTTTCACATATTCTAATGCTAATCCATTTTGTTTTACTGCTTCTAAACAAATTTCATGCGATTGTTCATTAACATATTCTAATGCTAATCCATTCTGTTTTACAGCAGTCATACAAATTTCAAAAGTTTGGTCTTCTATAAATTTTAATGAAATACCATAGTTATTTACAGCAGCTAAACAAATATTATACGTTTTTTTTTCTATATATTGTAAAGCAGTACCATAACTATTTACAGCAGCTAAACAAATCTCATGAGTTTGTTCTTTAACATATTTTATTACTAAACCCATTTCATTTACAGCAGCTAAACAAATCTCAGGAGTTTGTTCTTTTACTAATACTAAAGCTTCTCCAACTTGTTTTACAGAAGTTATACAAAGTTCTGGCGTTTGTTTTTTTACATATTCTAAAGCATAAGAATGATTTTTTACTGCTACCATACAAATTTCTAATGATTGTTCTTTAACAAATTGTAAAGCTTTTCCATTTTGTTTTACTGCTTCTAAACAAATTTCATGCGATTGTTCATTAACATATTCTAATGCTAATCCATTCTGTTTTACAGCAGTCATACAAATTTCAAAAGTTTGTTCATTCACATATTTTAAAGCAGACCCATATTTATTTACAGCTGATATACAAATTTCTAATGTTTGTTCATTTACAAATTGTAAAGCTTCCCCATCTTGTTTTACTGCTTCTAAACAAATTTCTAATGTTTGTTCATTTACAAATTGTAAAGCTTTCCCATCTTGTTTTACTGCTTCTAAACAAATTTCATGAGTCTGTTTTCTTACAAATTCTAAAGCTTTTCCATTTGAATTTACAGCTACTAAACAAATTTCATTTGTTTGATTTTTTATATATTGTAAAACTAAGCCATTAAGGATTACACTTGCCAAACAAATTTCATGAGTCTGATTTTGAACATATTGTAATTTTTTATAATCATTTGTAATAGCACTAAATTCATAATTAGGATGTTGAATACAATAATTAATACTAGTTCTACATAACAAACAATGATTAATATTATTTTCATTCATTTTAAATGCATTGTTAAAACAATTTATATGAATTAAGTTTTTACGATAACAATTACAAGGCATATTATTTAAAATAAATTCATTAAATTTATAATTATCTTTGTCATTATTGATTTTTTTTAAACAAATAAAACAAGTATGCAATTCTAACATTTTTATTAATTAATATTTATAATGTTTTAAGTTAAACAATTTTAATAAATAGTTTTATCAAAAATTAATATTTATTTTCAATTATTTTTTTTAATGTTTGACTACTAATGTTAATATCCTTTTTTTTTAACTCTTTAACTGTTATTGATATTTGATTTTTATGTTCTTTTAATTCATTATATAATTGTTTTATCATATTAACTTGATTATCATTATATTTTTTCTTTTTTATATTTGTTTTCTCAATATATTCATAATCTAATATTTTACCATGACTACTTTCTTTATATCCATGTATTCTTAAACAACCATGATGTACTTCATCATGATGTTTTTTACATAAAACAACTAAATTTGATAATTTATTTCTGAATTGATTATATTTATCAAAATCTTTTTGTTCAATTATATGATGGGTATCCAAGTTATTTTCTTTTTTTCCACAAATGCTACATTTTTCCATAAATAATTTATTATTATAATTTGAAGTTTTATTTTCTAATATTTCATTATTATTTTCTAATAATTTATTCCGAATATTCTTCGCATCTTTAATAAAATCTATATCATCAATTACAAAATTAGCAATTTCTATTCCATAATTATTATTACCTGGACCATCTAATAATTTTCTTCCATATACTATTTTATCATCCTCATAAGAAATACTTAAATGCTTACAATGAATTCCATTTAATTCTTTAATTTCCTCTAATTCACTTAATTTATGAAAATGCGTAGCCATAATAAAACTAACATCATTTTTATAAAATCGTAATATAGATGATGTTACAATAGATAAAGCAGATGTTTCTTCCGTACCTTTACAAATTTCATCTCCCAATACAATAGAATTAGAATCACTATACTTTAAAATAGACCGTAATTCATCCATTTCTACTACAAATGATGACATTCCTTTAAAAATATTATCATCTCCATTTATTCTTGTAAATATTTTTTTATAGGGAAAATACTCAAATGATTCACAAGAAACATAAAATCCTATTTGAGCTAAAATTATATTACATCCTATGGCTTTACTTAAACTACTTTTTCCTACTCCATTTACACCATATAATAAAATACCTTTATTTTTGTGTGAATCAAGAATTATATCATTAGATATATAATCATAATCTTCTTGAATAATTTCAATAATAGGATGACGCATATTTTTACTTATTAAATAACTTTTTTCATCATATTTATTTTGAATAGATGGCTTACAATAATTATACATTAATGCGCACTTAGCACCACATTTTATAAAATCAATATTCATAATGAATTGTGATAATATATCAAATAATACTCCATATTTTTTATATGTATAATTAATGAATTCGATATATTTTTCTTTTGTTAAATTTTTTATTTTTTCTTTATAATACACTAAAGATTGACTTTTTTTATGTAATTCATTACTAATAATTTTAATATTTGTTGATGTATATTTCTTTATTTCATATTCATTTTTTAATTCTTTATGTTTATTTAAATTATCAAATAGAACTTTACTTCTTTTTTGTGTAGTATATAAAAAATAACCATCTCTATCATTATTTTCCATTTTAACAAAATCACTATTTTTTTCAATTAAATTTGATAATTTTTTCATTTCTGTATCAAAATATTTATAGATTTCATCAATTTTATTTTGTATTTCATCTAAATCATCATAAATACCTTTTTTAAAAAATGACCCATAAATATTTTGAAGATTATACTTTCCACATTCTTGAATATTTAAATACGATTGATAATAATTTATATATTCTTGAAATTCAATATAATTAGATTCTGTTAAATAATAATCTTTTAAATCTAGAATATGTTGGATATTCAATATAATATTATTTATATTTTCATAACTATAATGTAAATTTAAAAATTCATATGGATGAAGTTTTTCTATTGACATTTTACGATGTAATCTTTCAATATCTATTATTTCATTAAGAAGATTTTCTGTTTTTTCAATACAATTCTTATTAATAAATTCTTCAATTAAATTATATCTTTTATTAATTAAATCAATATCAGTTGAAGGATTATATAATAAATATTTTAAATATCTTTTTCCTAATGGTGTTGAAGTTTTATCAATAATATGAAATAATGATTTATATTTATGGTTTTCATGATTGTTTAAACTAATAATATTTAATTGATACAATGCATTATGATATAATATTAAATGTTTATCATAAATCCAAAATTCAGGTTTCTTAATTTTACGAATTACATTTTCATTATGATCATAAGAAAATTCTAGTAATATTAAATAACTAATTAATACATTAGGTTTTCTTTCTAATTCTAAAAATTCAATACAACTTAATTTTCCTTCATTTTGAAATATTTTTTTTAAGAAATTATTTTGATATTGTACTTGTTTTATTTTATTATCACATTTTAAAAAATGTGTTAATCTATTTTCTAAATTTACTTTTTTCTTTAATTCTTTAATACTTTCTTCATTAAATTTATTTAAAGTAATAATTATTTCTTTTGGATTAAATATTTCAATAAATCGATATATTTCTTCATAGAAAGCATATTTATCATAATATCCAAAACTTTCTTCATATAAGTAATTTTTACCAGTTGATAAATCTATAGCACAAATACCAAATATAAATAATTTTTTATTTGTTTTATAACATATTTCTTCATTTAAATATAATGAAATAATATTATTTGGGTTATAATTAGATATTTCATCAATATAAGTACCTGGACTGTATATTTGTGTTAATTCTCTTTTTGGATTAGGTGGAGGTGTTACTTGTTCAATCAGAGCAACTGTATAATTATTTTCTAATAATATATGAATAAATCTTTTTAAAGCATGACATGGAAATCCTGCCATTAAACAATTATTTCTAGAATTTTCCAAGATTGATTTGTTTCTTCTTGTTAATTGAATGTTTAACAATTCTGCTACTTCTTCAGGATTACCTATTTTTTCTTCATTATTATTAACTCCATAAAATTCAAAAAATGATCCTACCTGCATCAATACTAAAGTATTTTTACCATATTTTTTTTCATAATCAATTTGTTGATTCAAATATTCATGTATTAACATATTTACCTATTAATATTATGTGTATCATTTTTAAGTGCATTTTTAAAATTAAAATAAAAATATTTTAAAAAAAAATATGAATAATAATTATGATAGAATTATTTAATCTATACATGAATAATTATTATGAAAAAAATAAAGTATCAATTATTATTTTTACTATTGTAAGCACATTATTTATAATATTTGAATCAGTAATTATACCTTATTTATTTGGAAATTTAATAGTTAATATAAAAGAACCATATTTTTTCATAAAAATTATTATAGCATTATATTTATTGTTATTTGTATTATTTTATATAAAAAAGAAATATGAAAGAGATTTTATGCCAGATTTATTAACATATTCTAGAAATAATTTATTTTCTGCTATTATTGATAAATATAGTGAAAACTATAAAACTTTAAAAATGGGGTCGACAATATCAAAAATAAATTTAATAACAGGATATTTTAAAAATTATATAATTAATTCAATCAGTAGTATTATTCCAAATATATTAATCGCATCATTTTTATGTATTTTTATATTATGTATTAATTTTAATTTCGGATTAATTTTATTAATAGCTAACATTACAATTTTTATATTTATTTTATATTATACAAAAAGTATAATTGTCACAAAGAATAAAACAGAAAGTTATTATTATAATATTGATGATACTTTGATTGATATTTATTCTTCATTAATGAATACATATTTAAATAATAATGAAGTAAAAGAAAAAGAAAGAATAAAAAATCAACAAGAAGTTTATAATATTTATTTAAAAGATGTTATTGATTTAGAATCAGGATTATCAGTATCTTTATATTTTATCACATTAATTACATCTATAACAAGTATATTATATATTTTATATTATGAACCTGATAATAAAAAAAAAGTTTTGTTAATTATTTTATTAATTTATTTTTTGAATAGTGTTATACTATTATCTAAACATATACCTTTATGGATTCAAGATTATGCTTTAGTACATTCATCTAAAAATTATTTAAAAAATTTATTAAATATTCATTCAAATAATTTATCTACTGAAGTATATAATGGAGATATAGAATTTAAAAATGTAAATTTTTCATATAAAAAAAATAAATATGTATTAAAAAATTTAAATATGTATATTAAAGATAAAGAAAAAGTTGCTATAATTGGGAGAAGTGGATCTGGAAAATCTACATTATCAAAAGTATTATTAAAATTTTTTAAATATGAAGGAAATATAAAATTAAATAATATTGATATTAAAAAAATTAATACAAAATATTTAAGAAAAAAAGTTTTATATGCTAATCAAAGAACAATTTTATACGATATGAGTGTTATAGATAATATAAAATATGGTAATAATGCTGATAGTGAATATATCTTGAAAATATTAAATGAATATGATTTATTGGAAGTATTTTCAGGATTAAAAAATGGAATATACAGTGATGCTGGTGTCCAAGGAGGTGAATTGTCCGGAGGAATGCAGAAATTAGTAATTATTTTAAGAACTATTTTAAAGGCAGAAGAATCGAAATCTTTAGTAATTATATTTGATGAACCACTATCAGGTTTAGATGCTAAAACTAGAGAAAAAGTTATAAAATTAATTAATTATAAATCTTCTGATAAAACATTAATAATAATTACTCATGATAAAGAAATATTACCTCATATGAATAGAATTATTGATTTAACTGAAATTAATTATGCCATACCAAAAAAAAATAAAAATAAAAAATAATATAATAAATTTTTATAGGAAATAATAGAATAAATAGTTTAAAGATTTTTATAATGATATATTAATTATAAAATATAATTTTCTAAAAATAATTGTAAATTGATTTAAATACATTTTTTTAATATTATATGTAATGACTAATGAATTCATTAAATAATAAGCAAAATGACGCATTTAATGAAATGATCAATGGTAAAAATATTTTTATAACAGGACCTGGAGGTTCTGGTAAATCACATGTTATAAATTTATTTGTTGATTATTATAAAAAAAATATAGAAAATATCGAAAATAAATTATATGTTACAAGCAGTACTGGATTATCGTCTTTATTAATTAATGGGATAACAATAAATCAATATGCTGGTATAGGAACAGGAGAAAAAGATATTGAATATTATGTGAAAAGTATTCAAAAAAAAAAACATGTTAGAGAAAGATGGAAAAATACATCAGTATTAATTATTGATGAAATTTCAATGATAAATAGTGAATTATTTGAAAAGTTAGATATAATAGCACAAAAAATTAGAAAAAATAGTAATCCATTTGGTGATATTCAAATTATATGTAGTGGTGATTTTCTTCAATTACCGCCAGTAAAATCAAATGAATTTTGTTTTGAATCATTTACATGGGATATTACTATTGATAAAATATTTTATTTTGATAAAATAATAAGACAAAATAATATTGAATTTCAGAATGTATTAAATAAAATTAGAATTGGTCAAATTGATAATGATGTAAAAAAAATCTTAGAAAGTTGTAGAAATAGAAAATTAGAAAATAAAGATGGTATTATTCCAACATTGTTATTTTCAAAGAAAGATATTGTAAAAACATATAATGATGCTAAGCAACAAGAATTAATTGATAATGGAAATAAAACAGTGTCTTACAATTCAGAATATATTTTTAGTTCGAAAATTAAAGAAGAAGTAAAACAAGATTATATTAATTTAATTAATACACAATTTAATGTACAAGATAATCTTGTTTTTTCAAAATATTCACAAGTTATGTTAAATGTTAATAATATAGATGAAGGACTAGCAAATGGATCAAGAGGAATTATTATTGATTTTAGTGAGAAAGATAATCCAATTGTACAATTTCTAAATGGAAAAGTATTAGAAATTAAAAAAAAAGATTATAAATTAGAGGAAAATAAAGATAATATTACAAAAAAACAAATTCCATTAATACATGCTTGGGCAATAACTATTCATAAAGCACAAGGAATGTCTTTAGAATATATTCAGACTGATATTGGTAAATCGATATTTGAGTATGGACAAGCATATGTTGTATTATCAAGAATTAAAACTTTAGAGGGATTAAGTTTAATTGATATTGATTATTCTAAAATAAAGGCAAATCCAAAAGTAATCAAATTTTATAATAATTTAAATTAAAAATTTACTTTCTTGTTTATTTTTAGATGTAAATACAATATGATAAAATATTATTTATTATATCATTATTCAAATTTTTTATTTTTTTAAGATCATTTTTAGATAAAAAATAATATAAACAATAAATCTTATTCTATTGGTAAAACCTCAAAATCAGCTTTATTATTTCCTTTTATATCTAATATTAGTAAACTCATTATATTAGATAATTAGAAAAAAAAAATTAAACGCGTTTAATTTAAATATATAAATATTCATTTTCAATATCTTTTTTTTGAATACAATATGATAAAATATTATTTATTACATCATTATTTAAATTTTTTATTTTTTTTAAATCATTTTTAGATGGAAAATAATATTGAACATCTGATTCAAATTTTGAAGAACTTCTGTTTCCACTATTTTTAAAATTAAAAAATATAATATTAGATACATTATCCCATATATTTTTACAATGTATTCTAATATCGCTTAAAACTTTTCCAATTTGAAGATCTATTTGATAAGTTATTGGTAATAATTTACAAGTTAATTGAACTGCCATATTATAATTTATCATATAAAATTGAGTATTCACAAATGGACAATCTAATATTTCTTTTTCATTTGTGTTATTTTTATTTATAGTATAATCACAATTTGAATATAATACATTACCCCAATATCGATAATTATATATAAATTTTGTATTTTTTTTGATACCATTATAATTTAAAAAAATTAATTTTAAGTTATCATTATTGTGTTTCATAATATTTAAACCTTCATTTAAAAACATATTAAAATTTATTAAATTTTCAATTTCAAAATCATCTTCTACTATAATAGCATTTTTAATTTTATGTTCAATTATATATTGATATATTTCATAATGACTAATAGCACATGCTACAGCACCCCACGTTGGCATAATACATGTTGATTTTAAATTTTTTATATTATCATAAGCTTTTTGATTAATATATTTAGGAAATTCCTTTTTAGCTCTTTCAACAGTACAAGCTTCTTTACGAATTACATAATTAGATAAATCACATTTTTTTAAATTATCTAAAGTATTATAAAATCTTTCTTGTCTATGCTGAAGATTAATAACAAATACATTCATGAATTTTAATCATATTAAAATTTTAATTATTTTACATATAAGATGAAAATTAAAAAAGATTTATAAAAGGTAGTTAAGAATTAAAATAATTTAATGTAATAAATTTGATTCTTTATTATTTTTATTTAAATATTTTTGTGCTACTAGATTTTTAGGATCTAATGTTTCAGCAACTAAGTTATTAACATTCATTGTTGTATAATCTTTTAATAATACATTATATAATCTTTCATTTTTATATTCAACTTTATAAATTTTATTATTAAAATCTCCCAACAAGAAAGTCATAGCTTCAACTAATTGACCTTTATATTGAACTTTATGAGTATGTGTTAAATAAGTATCTTTATTTGGAACATTTAAACCAAATGCATCTTTTTCAATACAAACTAAATATTCTAATTCAGAAGGATGGGTTGTAGTAATAGCTATTATTTCTTGATTATCTATTGTATGTTTAGAAGGATTTAAATCTTCAATATTAAATATACCTTGATCAGTTTCAATAGATGAACCTGCTTTGAAACAAATATCCCAAGTACTTGTATATTCAAATACTTTAATAAAAGAATTTTCACCAAAGTGATTAGCTGCAGCAACAATTTTACCATTTCCAGATACTTCTGAATCAAATCCATAATTCACTGTTTCATCTTCTTCTAAAGTTCTTCCTTTTTGTTCAAAAAGGCCTGATTTTAAGTTATATTCATATATATAAACTTTTCCTTCATCTGAATTAGGATCAGCTTCATGATCTTTATCAGCACGCGATTCACTTACTGTTAAAATAGTTCCCTGTGTAGATAAAGATATTTTTCTTCCAAACCATCCATTATTTTCTTGTCCATAAAGATTTAGATCATTATCTGGAAGAAATAAGTTAAAGGGAAATATACCTAATGTGAAGTCTTCTTCATTGTAACCGAGTACATAAAATTCTACTTTACCTTTACCATCAAAATTATATGAACTTATAGCAGCTATATAAACTTGCATTAGATCTGCACTAGGCAACAAATTATCCCATTCATTCCAATACTTTATTTTTACTTCTCTACCAAATCTATCATCAGTACCTGTAGCTTTTAAATTATTTGGTATAATATTGGAGCTTTGATTTTGTTCCCATAATGATGTATTTTTATTATAAATATAAAACTTTACATATCCTCCAGATGATGAATTAGAAATCTGCATACTATTTACAGAAATTATTTTACCATCAGGACTCATTCCTAAAGCTTGATTTCGTCCAATATAATCAAGTCTATCACCAAATAATGTTTGTCCTTTTTGAGTCCATGTTGAACCATCCCAAGTATAATAATATAATGCTCCATTATAAAGTGATCCTGGAATAGAATAATTATAAGCTCCGACTAATAATGATGTTCCACTATCATCTAATTTTACATCACTACCAAACTGATCACCAAGATTTTCTCCACTTAAAGTTGAACCACGTTGAACCCAGGATGAGCCATCCCACTTATATACATATACACTACCAACGTTATCATATGGATTAGTAACATCTTTTTTTTCAACAAAACTTTTATATATATATTGAAATGATGACACGGTTTTTGTTCCATCATTATTTTTTCTAGTTATAGCAAATTGCATGTTTTCCGAATCATAAGGAATAATTTCATTATAACCGAGATTTAATTGAATATTTTCTGTTATATTATTTAATTCATCAATATACATTTTTGAAAAAAATCTAACTACTTTCTTAGAAGTTTTAGCAGCTACCATTTCAAAATATTTTGTACCATCATTTTTAAATTGTGTAAAAAATTCTGCACGACTACTATTATTGGTATAATCTTCATGATAGAATAATTCATGCGTTTCATCATCATATTCTAAATATTGATCATTCCCATTATCATCTTTTATTCTAAAGCTAAATACATCTCTTTCACCTAAATCAATATCTGCAGCACGTGCTCCTACAGCTAAAATAGTACCATCAGAATTTAATGATATAGCTTGTCCGAATGCGCCAACACGACTTGGACTTAATAAAGTTTGACCTAATTGATTCCATGATGATCCATCATATTTTAATACTTTAACGCTTTGATAGAGTAAATCATTTATATACTCTTTATGATATGCTGCTAAGATAGTACCATCATGATTTAAAGATAAGTTAAATCCTGTACCAGAACCTTCACCTGTAGCATTTATTGTATTTCCTAATTGTCCCCAATTTTCCGTTTCCATGTTATTTATAATAATAATATAGAAAAAAAATATTTTATAGAGAAAAAAAATTAAATGTTTATTTTATTATTTTCTGTAATATTTTTTAAATATTTTTGTGCTACAGGATTTTTAGGATCTAATGTTTCTGCTGTCAAGTTATTAACATTCATTGTTGTATAATCCTTTAATAATACATTATATAATAATTCATTTTTATATTCAACTTTATAAATTTTATTATTAAAATCTCCCAACAAGAAAGTCATAGCTTCAACTAATTGACCTTTATATTGAACTTTATGAGTATGTGTTAAATAAGTATCTTTATTTGGAACATTTAAACCGAACGCATCTTTTTCAATACAAACTAAATATTCTAATTCAGAAGGATGGGTTGTAGTAATAGCTATTATTTCTTGATTATCTATTGTATGTTTAGAAGGATTTAAATCTTCAATATTAAATAAACCTTGATCAGTTTCAATAGATGAACCTGCTTTGAAACAAATATCCCAAGTATTTGTAAATTCAAATACTTTTCGTTTTCGATCTTTTACTCCATTTTCTTCAACAGAATACTCATATATGGAAACATTTTTACCATTTTTAGAAAAAGCTGACAAACGAGTCTTATACTTATAAGAATCATCAAATAAAGCTCTACCTTTTTGTTCATAAAGTCCAGTATTACCGTTTAGTTCATATATATAGACCTTTCCTTCATTTGAATTAGGATCAGCTTCTGGATCTTTATCAATGCCAGCCGCGCTAATTGCTATAGTAGTTCCATTTTCAGATAAATATATGTTAGCTCCAAAATCTGAAAATGATTCTGGAGCAGTGATAGTCATTTCAGGAATAAGAATTAACTCGTAACCAGAATCATTTTTAGTGATAGTTCCAATTTCGACTCTACCTAAATCATCTGGAACCCCAGAAGGATTTTCTGGGTTCCAACCAGCAGGAGCACCTATTGCTATCACGTAACTTCCTTCTGAACCAGCTATTTTTACATCATATCCAAAAAAACCCCGTTCATATTTACCTTTTAATGTATCACCAATTTGTTCCCATGTAGATGTAGTTTCGTTATAGTAATAAAATTGAACATATCCAGTATAAAGTGGAATATCTAAATCTGAAGAATTTATATTATATCCACTATTTACAGAAACTATTTTTCCATCACAACTAAATCCAAAATTTAATCCAGCAATTATTGTTCCTTCTAAACCAAATAAAGTTTGTCCTCTCTGGTTCCATGTTGAACCATCCCAATCAAAAACATATATGGCACCAACATCATTTGTATAATTTAAAGGTTTAAAAAATGGATCACTAATAGCTATTGAATCACCATTACTATTTAATACTACACGTAAACCAAAAAGCCTTTTTCTATCATCTCCTTTAATAGTTGAACCAAGTTGATTCCATGATGATCCATCATATTTAAATATATAAACACTACCATCACGAGCACTACTAATAGCTAAAATAGTTCCATTATTATTTAAGGATAAAGAATATCCAAAACGAGTTACATTATCAACATTATTTATAGTTTGACCTATTTGATTCCAGGATGATCCATCCCATTGATATACTTTTACATTATCCTTTTCAGGATCATATAAATCACTTGATTTGTCTGTTTCGCCATTAAATTCACTAATTGCCATGATAGAGCCATCATTATTTAAAGCACTTCCAGTGCCTCCTAAATTATCAAGAGTAATTTGTCCTTTTTCTCCCCAATTTTCCGTTTCCATGTTATTTATAATAATAATATAGAAAAAAAATATTTTATAGAGAAAAAAAATTAAACGAATAAATTTATCTTATAAATCCTATTTTTCTTTTATTTAATTGAGAAATTATTAAAATTCTATTTTTATTATCAAAATTTTCTAATAAATAATTTTTCACATCTTTTCCATAATATTCCTTAAAAATTTCTAATAAATATAAATCATCATTCTTAATGGAATAAACATTATTATTCAATGTTATCCAAGCATTTTCTTCTGAATTATGTTTTATTATATCTTTTTTTTTTATATTTGATTTGAAATCTTCATTATTAAAAAGATTTGAAATACATATTCCTAATTCATTCATATTACTTTTTAGTTAGCTTTTTTTAAAATCATTATAAAATAAATAATAAATAATATTAAAAATAATATTCCTAATATGTAATTATAATTTTTGTAATTATAAATATTTTGTTGTGTGATCATATAATTCTGATTTTCCATAAAATAATATAATATATTTTTTTTTAAATTAAATTATAATAATTATAGATGTAATTAATAATACTATCACCCAAGGTATATACATAAATGTAGCTCCACCAATAATGTCTTTAATAGAAAACATAGCAAATGGAGGAGGAGCTTTAGTCATAACTTTTTTACATTTATTAAAATTATTTTCTGAAGGATTGTTTATATCTAAAATTGAATTTTTTCCTTTCACATTATTATTTAATAAATTATTATTTAAATTATTATTATTTGAATTATTTAAATTATTATTATTTGAATTATTATTCAAATTAATGTTATTTAAATTATTGTTTTTAGTAACCATATAATAATAATATAGAAAAATGCGTAATAAAAATAATTAATTTATATTATATTTAATTAATGAATTCCATACCTGTTTTAGTAGAAGCCAAAAAAGAATATACAAATCAATTACAACAAATATTATCACCACGAATTTATGAAGGTTTTAAATCTATTTATAATGATATTTTAAAAGCAATGAGTGATGATATGATTCAAGGGAATCAACAAATATCTAGTGTTACAAAAACTTTTCAAAAAAGTTTAAAAGATATTCCTTTATGGAATAACGAGATGATTAAAAATGAACATAATAGAATCGAAAAAATTAGTAATTGTGATTATTTTGAAAATTTAATTGAAGCTGTTTTTATTACTAATACAAAAATATTGACATCTGTTCAAATTAATAGTAATGATTCAATGAATATTAAAATAAATGTTCCTCAACCCCAACATTTTATACATAAATGCTATATTGAATGTTCTAAAGAAATTTACAAAAATCCATATATTTTTGATATGAGTAAAAATTTAACTCCTAAAGAAAAACATTCTAACTTAAGAGAATCATTAAGTTTAATAAACCATTCTATATCAAATGCCATTCGTGATTTATTACCTATTCGAGATATATTAAAACAAGGATTATTAAATGAACAAACAGAACAACAATTAAATAATATAAATCTAAAAGATCAAGATGAAATTAGTTTTCAAGAGAAAAATACATCTGAAAATAATGATGATGATATAGATGAAGAAGATAATGATGAAGAATTTAATGAACAAAATAATGATGAAGAATTTAATGAACAAAATAATGATGAAGAATTTAATAATATACAAGATAATAATGAAGAGGATAGTGATGATAATGAAAATAATAATGATGAAAACTTAGATTTAAAACAAGATTTTGATAATAATAATTTAAATGATGAATACTCAAATCAATTAAATTTACAAACAGATGAAAATCAAGAAAATAAAATAATTCAATTAGATAATACTATTTCTGATAATATTAATCTGAATACAGAATCTAATATAGAAAATAATGAACCTAAATTATTTGGAGGTGTTACTAACCAAGAAGAATCATCAGAATTAAAACAAATTAATCTAACATCTAACCCAATTATAAAAAAAATAGAAAATGTTGAAAAAATAGAAAAATTAGAAGAAAAAAAAGATATTGAAGACATGTTAAAACCTATGCAGCAATCAAACTCATCTAATGAAAATTCTAATTTAATTCATATTAATTCTAATATAAGAAAAATGAAACATAAAAATTTTATAAAGAAAAAATTATTAGGACCAAAAATGAATAATTCATTTTATCAAAAAAAATATGATGAAAACCTAGCTAACTATAATTATACAAGTGAAAGTTATTTAGATGATGATGATAATAATATTACTAAAAATAATTTAAATGTAAATTATAATTCATCAGATGAAGAAGATAATAATCCCGTAGAATTAGTTTAATATAATGAATAAAAGTATTCCAAATATATATGAATATGAATTTACTTTATGAACCTTATGTTTTTTCATTTATGCTATCATTGGTAATTAGTATGATATATTATATTTATGAAAAAAATAGAATTGATAATTTAGATGATGAAGAAATTGAAAATGAAGGAAATTTATTTGTAAAATTTTTAATGGCTTTATTAATAAGTTATGTAATAATAATGATTTTATATTATTCTTATAAATATGTTACATTTGATTTTAAATCAGCAATGCCTTTAACTGTTCTAAGTGGAGGTGCTAAAACAATTTTAAAAAAAGATAATGTAACAAACGATGAAAAAAATATAGAAGCATTAATAGAAAGAAGAGAAAAAATGATGGAAAGACTAACTATTGTAGATGATGATGTAGATGTTAGTATTTTAGAAGATTAATTTAATATTTTTTATGTGTGTAATAATATATGAATCATGATATTATTATTTATCCACAAGGTGCTCTAGGTAATAAATTAATTGGATTAATGGCTTCAATTGATTTACAAATAAGAAGTAAAAAAAAAATAAAGATTATATTTTCACCAAGTTATAATGATTTATTATATAATAATCATGATTTTGAAATATTTAATGACTTTCCAGAATTAAATATAGAAAATATTACAATAGAATATAGAACAAAAAAAATAGATTATGAGTCTTATTTATTAGAATCTTATGAACAATCATCATATATTTCAAATTATTTAAATAATATTTCTAAAAATAAAAAAATAAATATACATAAATCAGGTATTCTTTATAATGAATATCCATTAATTAAAAAAGGAATTATAAAAAATACATGGATTCAAGGATTTAAAAATAAAGGTGCTCCTATTATAAAAAATTGGTTATCAGATGTTACAAAATTTAAATATTATAAAAAATTTGAAAAAAAAATAGGTTTTGATTGGTATGATGATACATTTGAATATGTAGCAATTTATTTAGAAATAGGTGGATTAGTACTTCATATAAAAAATAATACAATGATCAATAAATTTATTTTAAATCCAGATTGGTATGATAAAGCATTAAAAATCTTAAAAAATAAATCAAAAAAACCTCTTAAAATATTATTTATTAATAACTTGAGAGTAAATTCAAAAATATTATTTGAGTATATCAAAGTATTTAATAAATATGGTGATATTATCAATAATTTAGAAAATATTTATGAATTAAAGCAAGTTGATATACTATTATTAATGTCAAAAGTAGATCATTATATTGGTCCTAGAAATTATATTCAAATATCATCTTATTTATATGCTAAGAATCATAGTATAACAATAATTAATTCTAATAATACAACAAATATTCCTTATAGAAAACAAGATTACCCTTCTAATTGGGTTATTTTAGATGATAAATATTATAGAATTCAAACCACAAGAGATTTAGAAAGATATAATTTAGATTTTCTTGATGGTATAAGTATTATAAACAAGCATGAAAAATATATATTCAATAAAAAAACATTTAATATGACAAAGAATAAAATAAGTTCTATGTATCAAAATTTTTATGATAATTTTGATAAATTTATAAATTCAAAAGTATTAAAAGATTTATTATTATATAGAATATTTGAATATAATGATAAAATCTATCATTTAAATTCAAATATTTCAATTAAAGAAGGATTATTTTTATTTCTATTAATTCAAAAATATAAACCAAAAAAAATATTAGAAATAGGTTTTGCTTGTGGTACATCAGCAGCATTTATGTTATTAGGAATGGATAAAAAATCAAAATTAACAAGTGTTGATCCATTTCAAAAATTACAATGGGATAGTTTTGGATTAAAAGTAGTTGAAAAAATATTAGAAGAAAATAATTTATCTAAAACTATGCATCAATGGAAACCTAATTATTCACATACATTTTTTAATATGAAAAATAATAAATATGATCTATGTTTTATTGATGGTGATCATTCATATGAAGGAACAATGATAGATTTAGAAGGTTGTCATAAATTATTAAATAAAAATGGTTTATTAGTTATAGATGATGTTTTACATAAACCAGTTAAAAAAGCAATATATGATTTTATAAATAATAACTCAAAAATGTACAAAAAAATAGAAAATAATTTACAAACAATGAGTGGATATATTAAACTTAAATAAAATATTTTTTTATCAATAAATTAATAATATTATTATTATTAAAATAAATTATTGGATAATTATATTTATAATTTTATAGATTATATTAAAATTCAATTAAATTAAAAATTGCGTTATTGATTTAAAATAAATTTTATAAATAAATATATGAGTCTTCAGTTAAAGAAATTTAATATGAATATGATTAAAGATGATTCCGTAGTCGTTTTAATTGGTAAGCGTAATACTGGTAAATCTTATTTAACAAAAGATATGTTATATTATAAACAAGATCTTCCTGCTGGTACAGTAATTTCTCCAACAGAAAATGCCAATAGATTTTATGGTGATATAGTACCACCTATTTTTATTCATGATGAATATGAACCAAAAATTACAAATGAATTTATTAGAAGACAAAAGCAACTTAAAAAAAGAATTACATGTGGTGAAACAGATATTGATAATAGAGCCTTTTTAATTATGGATGATTGTTTATATGATAATGATTGGAAAAAAGATAAAGTTATTAGAGAAATATTTATGAATGGTCGTCATTGGGGCATCATGTTTATTCTCTCAATGCAATATGCAATAGGTATTCCTCCAAATTTACGGTCAAACATTGATTGGGTTTTTCTTTTAAGAGAAAATAATTATCAGAACCGTAAAAAATTATATGAAAACTATGCAGGAATGTTTCATAATTTCGAAATGTTTTGTCAGACTATGGATGCATGCACTGAAAATTTTGAGTGTTTAGTTATTCACAATGGTGCCAAGTCAAATAAATTAGAAGATCAAGTATTTTGGTACAAAGCTGATGATCATGAAGATTTCCGTATATGTTGTCCTGAAGCATGGCAATTTAGTGAAGCTAATTATAATGAAGATGATTCAGATGATGATGGTGATATTTCTGAATTATTTAAGAAAAAAAATAAAGTAAATATTAAGGTAAAAAAATTATAAATGCTTTTGTTTTTACACCTTTGCACATTTAAAACGCCGAATTAAAAACTATTTAAAGAAATATAATTATTATATAATAACAATGAGTAGTTTGAAGTCTATAATGATTTGTTACTTGAAGGTCTAAATTACTACGATGACAATCGGTT